TCGGCGTGATGGTCGCGGCCTGTGCCCGTGCGCTGGTCGCGCCAGTCGTACTCACCGAGGGTCCCGATTTGGCTCGGCTGCTTGAGCCCGGCCGGAATGGACGAGTCGCCGCTGAATTTGTAGTAGAGCGCGGTCCCGTTGCCGGGTGTCCCGCTGTAGGGGTGGAACTTGACCACGATCTCGTCAGCCGCCTCGACGGTGACCGTCCACGTCCCGCCCGCGCAGGGGAACGACCGCGACCCCGGCGTGAACTGGCATTGCAACACGACCCCGTTGACCGTCAGCGCCGCGCCTGCGGGCTCGTTCTGCCAGTAGACGTTCAGCGCGAGGATGGGCTTGTTGTCGTCGTTGCGGACCACGCCGAGCGCGCGATTGACGTACCACGGCGAGGCGCACACGCCGCCGTCAGCCTGCGCGCACGGCATCGGCACGTCAGAGTCGGTGTCGCACATCGTCGCGCCGCCGAGCGGCAAGCAGAGCACAAGCAGCACCCCGACCAGAAAGGACCTCATCATCATCTCCCCAGCGGGCTCGCCCGCGTGTCAATCGAACAGGTCGGGCGTCACGACCTCGGGCACGCCCGCCAGCCGCAGCGCCTCGTCGACATTGCGGCGCAGGCTCGGGTCGAGTCGAAATCCCTCGCCGAGCAACCAGACGCGGGCGTGCTCACCATGCGCGGCGAGCAGGTCTGCCGCGAGCTTGAGGTGTCGCCACCGAGGCGACGAGCATACACGGCCGGAAAACCCCGTGGGAGCTCGCTTTTGCCGGCATGTGTAACTTTGGGTTGCACATACGAACGGGTGTCCGTATAAGCAGAGGTGCCCCGTCAGGTGGGGCGACTGGAGTCTGAACATGCCCTGGCCTGCCATCTTCCCAACCCACCTCAAGCGCGCCGACCGCTTGATCGCCCAGCACGCCGCCGACGACGTGCGCGCCACCGCCCGCCGCCGCCGCGAGAAGATGCACGGCCGGACCTACGCGGCCATGACCTCGGAGGCTCGCGCCATCCTGCGCGCCGCCGTGGTCCTCGACCCCGACGACGACTTCAACCTCCGCGCCGACCTCCGCGCCGTCGCCACCTGCTCGAACCGCGCCCGATAGGAGCTCCCGATGTCCACCGCCCCCCTTCACCCCTCCATGAGCGCCGCGGCCCTCTGCGGCTACTGCGGGAGCCGCCAGATCGGCGTCGAGCGGAAGAACCGCCGCGAGGCCGTCTGCTGCGCCTTCTGCGGCATCCGGGGCCCCTGGGCCGAGCCCGGCGACGGGACCTGGGCCGGCGCCCGCGAGGCCATCGCCGCGTGGAACCTCGCCGGGGCCGCGAAGGCCCTCGACGGCGAGCCCGCCCCCCGCGCCCAGGTCGTCTACGCCGCCCGCGCGTGCTGCGGCCAGCCCGTCAACGTGGCGGCCGAAACCGGCGGCTACGCCGTGACCTGCGGCTGCGGCGTCTCGGGCGATGTCCTCCCCTCGGCCGCGGCCGCGGTCCATGCGTGGCACGCCGCGCCCCGCTTCTGCGCGGAGGGCTTCGGCGAAGACCTCGACGAAGACCGCGCCGCCGACCCCGGCGGTAGCGTCTGCACATGGACGGTGGCCGAAGGGCGCACCACCTACGACGGCACCGTCGAGGCCCTCCCGGCCGGCGCCTTCTGCGTCGACTGGTTCCCCGCCGACGTGACCGACGCCCCCACCCTCGCCGTGATCACCGACGCCCAGGTCCTCGCCCTTCGCGCGGAGGCCGTCGCGGCCGGCGACGACGCCATGCTTCGCGCCTGCGATGCGGCCTTGTTCGGAAGCGAGCCCGCCCTCGCCACCTGCGCGGAGGCCATGGCGGCGGCCGCCGCCATGAACGACGACCCCGACCCCCAGGAGCCCCACGCATGAACCTCTCCGACTTCCCCGCCATCGCCCGAGATCTCGCCCACCTGGGCGGGTCGCTCGTGGTGCAGGTGGACGCCGGCGCCTACCGCGTCACCATCGCGGCCGAGAGCGGGCACCTTCTCCCGCGGGCCCCCCGGCCCGAGCCCGAGGTCACCGCGGCCGGCCTGGCCGTGGCCCTGCGCGAGCTCGACAAGCTCGCCGGCGATCTGTTCCGGTGCGAGGTCCGCGAGGCCTTCGCCAAGCGCGCGAACCTCGACGCGATGGGCGGGAGCGCGAACACCGACGAGTTCGTCCGCCTGGAGCTCGGCATCCCGGCCGGTGAGCTCACGGCCGACGACTGGCACGCCGGCGCCGAGGCCTACCGCGACGCGAACCTCGCCGCCATCGGGGGGCAGGAATGAGCCGCACACCCCAGGCCCTCGGGGCCCTCGACCTGTTCGTCCAGTCCGGCGGTGACGCCACCTGGGAGGGCGTCGTCAGCGCCGCGCTCACCTTGGGCGCCATGAGCCCCGGCACCATCGACCGGCCGGGCGTCGCGCTGGAGTGCGTGTCCGCTGGCGGCGACCTCGCCGCCGACGCCGACGAGTTCCACCGCGTGCGCTTCGCGACCTTCTCCGACGGCTCGGAGCTCCGCGCCCGCGGTCAATTCGTGCAGGAGGTCACCGCCCGGTGGTTCTGCCCCACCTCGGGCGGCTTCATGGGCGAGCGCCGAGCACGGCTGGTGACGCTCACGCCGTCGTCGCGCGCCTGGATCAGCCCCGACCCCGACGACCTCGCCCGAGGGGTGCCCCATCGGCTCCCCCTCGAAGCCGCGGAGGTGCTCGCCATCCTGATCCGCACCGGCGCCGTCTCGGCCGCCGCCGTGGCCGCCGCCCGCCAGCGGGTCGGGTGCGACCGCTGCGAGAGCACCGGGTGGGTCCCCTGCGACGACGGCCCGACGTTCCCGGCGGACGAGCCCTGCCCCAAGTGCGGGGGGGTGCTGTGAGCGTCTACACCGCGATCCTCCACAACCTGCGCCACGGGCGCTCGCTCGGGCTCATGGAGCCCACCACCGGCAAGCCACGGGCCGCCCACCTGGCCGACTTCCTGCGCAGCCTGGGGACGGTCCTGCGACGTGGCGACGACCTCGAAGCGCACAACGTGTGCTTGGCCCTCGACGAAGCCGCGAACCTCTGCGACGTGAACGCGGCACAGTGGACGGTCGCGGCCGGCGTGGCGCGCGACGCGGCGCCGGGCCTCACCGTCACCCCTTGGACCGTGCCCGGCGGCCGGTGGGTGCCCTCGGCGGCCTTCGTCCGGTTCAATTCGATTGACCTCGCCCGGCTGGACGACGGCGCGGGCCTCAACCCCTGGACCGTGAGCGTCGGGGGGATCGTCGTGGCCGAGGGCCGCGTCAAGGGCGGGCGGGCCTCGGCTCGGGTCGAGGCGACCCGCGCCGCGCGCCTGTTCTTCTCGGGCGCGGCCGCCAAACTCGGCGCCCTGGACACTGCAAAGGAGACCTGCTCGTGAGTTTCAAATCCGACCTTGACCGCTACCTCACCGAGCCCCCCGAGCCACGCTGCGGCGTGTGCGGGACCTCGGGCGCGTGCGACCACGAGGTCCCCGAGCACGACTGTTGGGCCTGCGGCCACCCCGGCGACGGGGGATGGGTGCCGGGCCCCAACGGGCCCGCGCACGTCGTCTGCTCGTCCTGCGACGCCGACGCCCACCCCTCCCCCGAGACGCTCGGGCGCATCCTCGACAACCTCCGCACCATCGACCCCGCCGGCCACTCACAGTGGGCCGCCGGCGGCCCCTTCGGCATCATCCCGGCCCACGCGGCCGAGGACCACGCCGCGGCGTGGTGGACGGACGGCAACGCGGCGCGCACGGCTGAGCAGGCCGTCGCGGCGCTCTACGACGTGGGCGGGAGCCCCGAGAGCCCCGCGGCCGTGTGGGTGCTCGGGACCGACTCGACCATGCGCAAGACCTGGGTCGGCTTGGATCTGGGCGAGGCCCTTCGGACTGCTCGCGGCACTCCCGGCCTGGCCGTCGTGGTCTACGCCGGGCGCATGTGGCGTTTCGACGAGTGCGGCATCGTCACCGACGACGGCGCCCAGCCCGAGGGCCTGGGCGGGATCTGCGGCGCGTGCTCGAAGCCCTCAACGGGCGCGTGCGCGTCCTGCCGCCGAGCTCACGCCGCGGGGTCGGGGTCGTGAGTTCGGGGCCCGACCTGCCCGACCTGCCCGACCTGCTCGACCTCGCCGCGGCGCGCATCATCCTCGCGACGGCGCCGCCGGCGCACCTGGCCGCCGACGTGGCGGCCTACCTCGTTTCCACCGGGGAGGTGCAGGCCGTCGCCGGCGACACCACCCACGAGCCCCACGAGGACACCTGGGCGGCGGCCTTCGACGAGCTTCTCCCCGTGCTCGATATCCTCGACACGCGCATACTGGCCGGCTCGACCGTGGGGCGCTCTCAGACGCCCGTTCCCGTCGCCGCGGCCGGCCTCGCCCTGGCCGTCTCCCGAATGTTCATCAAACTTCGGGGCCTGCGGGCGCGCTTCCCCGAGGGCGAAGCGCGAGACCTGGCCGACCGGATCATCGCCAGCCGCGCCCGCGAGGCGCGCGCCGCCGGCTACCGCGTGGAGCTCCCCGCGCCCGGCGAGCGCGGCATGGTCGAGGTGTGGCTATGACCGCGCCCAGCGTCGACCGGCTGCGCCGATTGCAGGCACTCGCGGAGGGCGGCGAGGGCGGCGAGCGCGACAACGCACGGCGCATCCTCGGGCGCCTACTGGAGCGGCACCCGCACCTTGAGCGCGAGCTCGCCGCGGGCCCGCCCGACGTGGACGTTCTCGTCCCGTGTACCACCCCAACCGACTTGATCGTGCTGGGATACCTCACCCTCGCGCTGGGCTGCACCGTCCTCGTGTACGTCCGCGGCAAGGGGTCGCGCTCCACGCGGATCATTCGAGGGCCCGGCCCGATGGCGAAGATCGCCGCCGAGCTCTACGCCGACGAGCGGCCGAAGGTGGCCGAGGTGGCGCGCATGGCCGCGCACGGCTACGCGATAGGGCGCTTCGGGATGCCCGACATAGAGCCCGAGCCCGGCGGGGATTCCCGGTCGAGCGCGGCCGGCATGGCCGCCGCGGTGGCCGCTGCCCAGGCCACCGAGCGGCGCCCCGTCCACCTCCAACTTGAGGACACACCATGACGGCACCCGTACCCTGCGCCGACTGCGGCACCCCCGCGGAGCTCCACGTCGCGTACAGGCCCGACGGGGCCGAGGTCTTCGTCTGCACCGAGTGTCTCCACCGCGCGTACAGCCCCGATGGGCACGAGGTCACCGGGCCCGTTCTGGCGCGGCGGCTGGCCCTGCGCCTGGCCGTGCTCGACGAGTACGGGCGAGGCCCGCCCGGCCTCGCGGCACCGGCCGACCGCGAGGGCCTGGCGGGCCTCCTGGGGATCACCGCCGGGAACCTCGCCGCGCGCCTCTCGCGCGCGGCGAAGCACCCCCCTCGGGCCTGGGGCCGCAACGGGTCGCCCTTGAGCCTGGAGAGCCTCGAAGGTGCTTTGCGGCTCCCCGCTGGCGCCCTGGCCGGCCGGGGCGGCCCCGCCGCGCTGCTCAGGTGCCCGCGCTGTGAGGGGGCGCCGTTGGCGCCCCCATGCCCAGCCTGCGGGGTGGACCCCAGATGGCTCTAAGCCTACAGGTCGAGCAGGTCGCGCAACATCGCTCGGGCGACTCCTGGGGAGTCCTGATAGACCACCTGCGCGATGGCCGGGTCTACCGAGCTCAGGTCGTAGGGTTCCCGCTGTAGCGCGTTCCACGCCGCGACGTGTTCGCCCCGGTCGGCTGGCCAGGAGGCCGCGGCCTCCTTCACCCCGTCGAGCCCCTCCCCGTGAACCATCGCCGCGTGTCGCCAGCGCACCCCGTCGGGGTTCAGCCGTGCCGGCCTGGCGAGCACCAGCCGCTCGTGCTCGGCCAGCCGGTCGGCCTCCGCCATCCCCGCGAGGACGCCTTCGGCCCCCGGCCCTTCCTCGGCGGCGAGCTCGGCCGCCTCGACTGCGGCGTGCATCCCGATAGTGGCCTCGGCGCCTTCGTCCTCCGCGTCCGACCGGAAGCCCCACGCGATGCCCTCGCGGATCGCCTGATCGGTGATCCAAAGCGCCATGACCGCATCGTCGTGGTTCCCGATGCCCTGAACCTTCCCGTCTACAAACCCGAAGTCGCGGAGCTCCGCGAATAGTACGTCCGTCTGCGCAAGGCTGTACTCATCGCCGCGCGGGAACCTGTATTTGCCGTTCTCGATGAGCGGCCGCAGGGACGGCACGCCCTTTCGTAGCGAGTGCTTCTCTACGCCGGTCGTGTACTGGCGGACGGGCAAGTCGGTGCCCTCAGAGAGCCCCTGGGCCACCACCGCTTGCCATTGGTTGCCCTCGACGAAGACGAGCTCGGCGCCGTACCGCCGGTGGGCGTCGATGATGGCCGACAACTGCGCCGAGTAGCTGGCGCCGTGCAGCCGGATCAGGTCGACAAGGTGCCGGTTCTGCGACGAGTCCACGCCCACCACGACGATCACCGTGTAGTCGGCGCCCACCTCGGCCGAGATCGCCAGGTCGACGCCGATGAACACCGCCCAGCCGGCCGCGGCCAGGTCGGCGCGCGACGGCCGAAGCACCGCTTCATGGTTGAGCGTGTCCCCGTGCCGGTGCAGGAGCGACGGGGGAAAAAGCGAGGTCTCATCCGAGACCGGCCGAAGCTCGATCTCCTGCGAGTACGCGAGGGCGTTGCTCTCGCGCTCGCGCCGGTGCCATGCGTGCCCGCGCAGGGCCGGCCACAGGTAGCGGCTCTCGCCCGTTGTCGGGTCCAGCCAATGCCCAGGATAGGGACGCTGGAACCAGTCGCCAGGCCGGCGCCCTCGCCGCTCGGCTTGGACGTGCAGCCGGCGCAGATCGGCGTGTAGATCGTCGCCGTGCATCGGCGTGCCGATCACGACCATTTGAGCCCCGCGCGCGGGGAGTAGCATCTTGCCGATGGCGCGGTGCAGGAAGGCTTTGGACTTCTCCCGTTCTACGGCGCTGTACTGGCTGTTGTCTTTGATGGGGTCGTCGACAACGATCCACTGAACGTGGCGCCCGCGAAAGCTTTTGCCGAAGGTCTTAGCCTCGAACAGTGACCCGTTCGTGAACCAGATCCGCTCGGTCGTCCACGTCCGCTCCCATGTGGGCGGCACGATGTCTGCGAGGATCGGCAAGCTCGCTGCGGGGGGCATTCGCCATTCGCGCCCGGTGCCGTCCACGAAGGCCTTGCCGTCCTTCATGATCCGCATGAGCTCGGCCACCTGCCCCTCGGTGTTCGAGATCAGGAGGCCGCGGGTGTTCGGCTCGCGCCACGCGCGCCAGAGGGGGTATGCGTAGCTCCAGAAGGCGGACTTCCCATGCCCACGGGCCGCGAGTAGGGCGAGGTGGGAGTGCTCCGTCAGGAGCTCGGACCACTCGACGTGGTGCGGGCCGACCTCCATCCCGGCCGCGTGTCGCATCCAGTAGGCGAGTGAGTCGCGGAGCAGTTGCGGGTGACGCCGCGCGAGGTAGGCGCGCGTCGGGTCGTCGTCGGGCGCGGGCCCGGTGAGCGTCAGGGTGGCCAGCGCCGCGAGTTCGTCGGGCTGGAGCTCGTCGTCGGGCTGGAGCTCGGCCGCGGAGGCCGCCACGTCGGGCCAGGTGAGCGGGAGGCGCGCGAGGCCGTCGCCGCACTCCACGGCCCCGAGGGCCAGCGCGAAGGCCGCACCGGCCACCACCAGCGCGCGGGCCCAGCCCCGCAACACTTGGCGGACCTTCACCCCTTCACCGCCACAAGGCGCGGCCGGCCGGCCCGGCTCGTCGCCGTCTGGATCTTCACGGCCAGCGGGACGCCGCACTCCACGCACCGCCAGGGGGAGGGGGCGAGCACCTCGGGGAGCGGGACGAAGGTGTCCACCGAACATGCGGGGCAGTCGACCCGCACGCGCACGGTCTCCAGCCCCTCGGGAGGGGGCACGCGCCGGTGGCGGACACCGGGCACGGGCTCGCCCTTCACGAAGGCCGACGCCGCGTAGGCCAGCCGCTCAGGCCAGCCGCGGCCGGCGCCCAGCGGCCCGACCACGACGCGGCACAGGTGGATAGCCCCCGAGGTCAGCACGGGCCAGCACACCGCCACCGTGCGCCGCGCGGGGAACGGTTGAACGGTGGTCTCCCCCGCCTCGAAGCGGCCGTCTACCTCGGTCCAGCCGCGAGCGGGGAGGTTGGCGCGCAGGGCTGCGGCCAGGCGGTCGGCTGCGGCTTGTTTCGTCACGGGGCCACCTCCACCAGCGCCCGACCGAGATCGGTCGGCTCGTAGAGCTCGCCGCACCGAAGCAGGAGGCCGCGCCGGTGGAGCTCACCCGCAACGCGGGTCGGGATCTTGTCGCCCGCCCGCCCCTCCCGGCCGGCCATCCGAGGCCCGACCTTCACCAGCCACCGGAGCACCTCGAAGGATGCCGCGGGGACGGGCCCGCGCACGCCCCTGGAGACGCGCCAGGCCGCCCACCGTAGCACGCGGGCCCGGTCGCCCCCGGCGGGGCACCAGCGGCACCAGAAGGGCCGCGCGGTGTTCTCGGTCGTGTCGGGCGCGTTCGCCGCAAGCCACAGCCCCGCGCACACCTGCCCTTCGACCCGGTGCTGGTACGCCGGACAGTCGAAGGCCGCGAGGGCCTCCGCGCGCAGGTCCGCCGGCCAGTCCACCTACAGGCCGATCCTTGCAGCGAGGCGCGCGGCCAGGCGGACGGGGAGCGGGGATAGCGGGGTCGCCCAGGGGGGAACCTCGAACATGCGCGTTCGGCCCGCGAGGACGTACACGCGCCAGCCGGGGTGAAGGTGGAACCGCGACGGTTGCCCGCGACGGTACATGAGCAGGCCCAGGCCGAAGCCGCCGTCTGGTGTCACGTCACCACCGCGTAGCCGTCAACGAGGGCTAGCGACCATGAGAGCCGGAGGCGTTGCCACACGACGGCCAGCGCCGCCGCCTGGCCGCGCTGTTGCGCAGCGGCAAGATCCGTCGACTGGCGCCTGTTGACCGCTTCCGCCACGGTCACGGCGTCGCGCCTGGCAATCATGGGAGGACCTCGGCGCACTGGCCCCGCGTCCACTCGCCGTGCATGTGCGCGAACGGGGAGCAGGCCACCGCGAGCTCGACCGACACCGAGCCCGGCGCGGCCCGCCCCTCGTGGAGCTCCGCGCAGAGATCGGCCAGTCGGCCGCACGGGCCGGGGTAGACGTGCCAGTAGACCGCCGCGGCCGCCACGAGGGCGGCGATGATGCCGGCCGCCTTCACGCGCAGGCCTCAAGGGCCGCGCGGAGGTCCTCGGCGCTCGCCTGGGCCAACACCTCGGCCGCGAGGACGAAGGGCTCGCCTCGGGCCGTGTGCGTCACGCGCAGGCCCTCCATGTATCCCCACTTGCGCAACGCGGCGACGTGCTGGTGAACGCTGGTGTGAGTGCGGCCGGTGGCCTCGCCCACCTGGCGCATGGTCGGGGGCGGGCGCCCTTCGAGGGCCGCCGCGATGTAGCGGCGCAGCACGGCCTCCTGGCGTTCTGTCAGTCGTCGCATGGGTCACCCCTTCTTTCGGTGGTGGTCTGCGTTCGGGCAGGTGACGAAGTGAGACGCCCCGACGTTGACGGCGCGGTGGTCGCCGGTCCCGTCGTAGCCGCAGCGGAACCGGCCCCACTTGTCGAAGCCGACAAACGCCCCGTGGTCGTCGGGCACGATGGGGAAGGGCTGGTCGAGCGGCATCTTCTTTCCGGTGTCGGTGACGACCCACAGCACGCCGGCGCCGCAGGACTTGCACCGGCCGTGGTCGCCCTCGGGGCGGTCTGCGGGGGGGGGCTGGTAGCGGTTCAGGCACGGGGATCACCTTCTGGCCAGGTCACTAGCGGGAGGCTTCGGGCGAGCCGCGAAGCGTGGCGGAAGTACGCGGGGGTCCGCATCCCCGCCTCGCGGATCGTCTGCCGCAGGTGGACCGTCCAGGCCCACCCGACGAGCTCGACTTCTGCGGTGCGTTGGCCCTCGGTCCACGCCACCCGCGCGAGGACGCACACGTCCGCCGTGCGCGAGCTCGGGTGCTTCGCCTTCGAGACGGGCTCTAGCAGGTTCCCGTCCAGCGCCCGCGTTGCCTTCACGTCCACGGTGAGGCCGCTTGCGAGGGCCGAGTCCACGCCACCGATGCGGGGGCATGGGGCGAGGTCAGGGTAGACGTTCGCGACGCGCGCGAAGGCGATCTCACCGAGCGCCCCGACGACGTGAACCTCGACGGCCGACTGGCCGCCGGCCGTGTCGTCGGCCAGGCCGGCGGCCTTGTTCTGCTGAGCTCGGCGCAGGCCGAGGGCGACCGCGGCGCGAACCTCGAAGGCGTCCAGCGTCACGCCCCAGGGCATTTCCAGGGTAGGGAGCGGCTCAGTCACACAGCCCCCAGACGACGAGGACGGCGGCGCCAGCACCCACGGCCGCAACACCGACGAGGGCCCCGCGAACCGCCATGCGGGTGAACGCCAGGCCGACGAGTAGCGCCACGCGGGTCATTCGCACCCTTCCATGAGCGCGCGGTAGTCGAAGCCGCCGCTCTGGGCGGACTCGGCCGCCGTGGTGGTCGTCTCTGCGAAGCCGACGACTCGGTTGTTGAACAGGAGGACGTGCGCGGGCGCCTGGGCGCCGTTCAGGAACGCGAGACCGCGCGCGGTCACGCGCCAGTGGCCCGAGGTGCGCGTCTTCGGGTTGTCGTTCGGGGCCTGCTCCGCGAGGCCCCAATGGCGCAACTTGGCGACCTCGCCGCCCGCCGCGAGGACCCAGGCCGGCGCGGTCGCAGACAAGTGAACGAAGGCCGACGACGGCGAGCTCACGAAGGCGAGCCACGCGAGGACGCGCACCTTCTCGGCGTTCAGCTTGCGCCGGTAGACCTTCGCGACCTGGCCGCAGCACGGGCAGTCGGCGCCGTCGTCGAGGCGGGCTTCTAACCACTCGGTCGCCTGGGCCACAGTCTCCAGCCCTCGACGGTTCGCCTGAATGCGGGCGGGCGCGTCGGGCGCGGGATCGAAGGCCGCGACGGCCACCGACTCCAGCAACCCAAGTTGCGAGGGCTCGCCGCGGGCCGGGCGGTCGGCCACGGCTCGGGCTTCGAGCTCGGCGAGGCACGCCCCGCACTTCTCAGGCCGCGGCGCCCGCTCGGGGTGGATGCAGGACTTCCGCCCGGCCTTGTCGCACACCGAGCGTCGGGCGCGGGGGGCGAAGGCGTGCGAGCGAGTCCCCGCGTTGTTCTCGTACCACTTCACCCGCACACCTCGGCTTCCGTCTCGTGTTCCGAGTCCATGAGGACCTGCCAGCGGTCGGCGTGCCGGTCCCACTCGGTGCGCCACCTCTGAAAGCGCGTGGATCGGATGATCTCGCCCGCCTGCGCACGGTGGCGCGCGATGGCCGCGGCCATCGCGCGCAGCCGTGCGTCAAGCCACAACCACTCCGGGTCGACGGACTGGTGCTTCATCGCTTCACCTCGTCAGGTTCCGGGTCGGTGACCGCGAGCGTCTCCACGTCGAGGCACGCACGCGCCAGGCGGTGAAGGGCCTCGGTCGGAAGGTCTGCTTCGTGTAGAGGCGCGGGCAGGTTCGCCACCTGGGCGCCTTCGCCTGCGATGGCCTGGCCGCCGTCGGTGGCGACGGCCACGTTCGCGACGATGCTCGGGCCGCCGCCGGACTGCTCCCCCACGCCCAGCTTCCGCAGGACCTCGGCCACGTTCGCCTTGCCAGTCACCGCGTCGCTCTCGCTGTCGGTGAGGATGCGCAGGAGCTCGGGCACGCCCTCGGCCAAGGCCCGCTGCGCAGCGAGGCGCACAAGGGCGGCGTTCAGGCCTGCGAGCTCGCGCACGGCGCTTATCGCCCCGGTCGAAGCGAGGTACTTGTAAACCGTCGGGCGGCTGATCCCGAAGTGTCGAGCGGTCGCGGACACGTTGAGCGTGTCGATCAGGTGCTCGGCCACGAGGTAGGGCACGCGCATTCGCTCGTGCTCGGCGAGGGCCTCGCGGTGGGTCTCACGTCGGGCGGCGAGCTCGGGATCGGCGCGGAGCTTCCGCAGGGTGCCAGCGCCGATCTTGAACCGGGCCCGAACGGCGCGCACCGACTCGCCGGCGTCCAGGGCGTCGAGCACCTCGAACGGTCGTGCGTCGTCGGGGTCAGGCTTCGGGGTCTCCAGTGTACCCGGATGCGCCCCCCCTGAATGCTCCACGATGTCGGTCACTTGCCGGCCTATGCTGGACCGCGCGGGCTCACGTCGAGTCACGCGGGGTCACGTTGGGGCCCCACTCGGGCGCGCTGGGGCACGCCGCGAGCACCTGCACAAACGGTAGTGAGCTCATGGACGGTCGACAAGGGGGTACGTTTTCGTACCCTCTATCTGGTCAGGGGGTACGTTTTCGTACCCCCCCTATTGAGCGCGGGCGGCCGGTGCTCAATAGGTGCGCAAGAGAGGGTGCGCAAGAGGACCACCGCCGGCTGTTGCGCGCGAGGCTAGCTCACACCGGCGGTGGAACACCCACAGAACGCGAGCGGGCGCAGCATACGCCCTGGCGGTCAGTATGGGGAGAGGCCGATGTCCCGCGAGGGGTGCCAGATGCACTCGCCGTCGTGGGTCATGCTGGCGTCGGGCCCTCGGGGAGCTCCACAGCACCCGCACACCCCGCGGTGGGAGAGATCCGCGGTGCCGCGCCCCACGCCACCGTCACGAACGGGCCGCAACTCGCTCACCTGGCGAGCGGCTGCGCCGCTATCCTCCCCCCCCTGTTCCGCGCCCCCCCCCAGGGTGATCAGCTTCACATTCCCCCGCTTCACGGGCTCGGGCGTCGGCTTCGTGGTGACGGTGACGGCGATGCGGTTCACGCGCCCCCCGGTGAGGTACTCGGGCGGGAGGCCGGCGAGGGCCTCGGGGCCGTAGGCTCCCCGGATTTCCGCTGCGGCGGTCTCCACTCGGGCCAACCACTCCCGGTCGGCTGGCGGCTCCACGGGCTCAAGTTCGGGCACCCCGAGGGCGACCCTTTCGCGCGCGACCTTCTGGCGCGCGATGTCGGCACCCAGGAGACACGCCACGCTCCCCCGCACGACGTAGGACCTCGCCGGGTCCGACTCCCGCCGCACGACGGGGGGCGGGATATCGGGGTCGGTCCCGTCCGCGTTGATCGCGCCGTACTGCGTCACCCAGGCCCAGCCCGGCGGGGGCGGGACGTACTCGATGAGGCACGAGGGGAACGGGGCGCCCGTCTTCGCCGGCTTGCCCGGCCCCGTCTCGAAGCGCAGCCGGCCGCGGGGCAGGACCACGCGACGCGCGACGCCGTGAACGTGGCGGCTGAACCACTCGGTCGCCGGCCGGAACGCGGGCAGGGCCAGGAAGGGCCCGCCGCCCTCGGGGTCGACGCCGGCGGCCGCGATGGCGCGCATCCAGTCGGTGACCGTCCGGCTGGCGTGGCCCTTGGCCGAGCACCCCTTTCGGGTCTTCGTGGCCCGCTTCCACTCGCCGTCGCGGCACGCGAGGCACGCGCGGGAGTAGGGCGGGTTTGCGTAGCGGGCGCCGTCTGCGCGCCACCTGGCCACGAGCTCGGGCGAGCCGGGCGCGAGGCCCGCGGTGCGGGGCATGGGCGGGTGGTCGCCCCCGAAGGCGTCACGGTCGGCCATGATCTCGGCGTCGGGCCCGAAGTAGCGGCGCCCCTGGGAGCTCCACCCGAGGGCGGCGATGTCGAGGGCGAAGTCCTCGACGCCCAGGGCGGCGGCGGCGGCGCGGAGGAACGCGGGCGGGGTCGCCCAGGTGTTGCGGCCCCCGGTTGCGTTGTAGACGGGAAGGTCAGTCGACGCGCTCACAGGCACCCCCTCACAGCGAAGCCGAGCTCGCCCATTTTCCGCAGGCAGTCGTCCATGCCGTAGGCCACAAAGCACTCGGCGCCGCTCACCTGTCGGATCTCGGCCATGCGGGCGCGCTGCACGTCGCTCGCGCCGGCCTCGGGGTCGGTGAGCCGGTTGCGCTTGGCCACGTCGTCGGCCTTGAGCTCCACGAACACCGCGGACGGGGCGCCGACGGCCAGCCAATCGGCCACGGCCTCAAGTTGTCGAGCTTGCGGCCCCTCCGCGAACTTGCCAGCGACACCGCGGAGGCGAACCGCGGCGAGGGCGAGGGTGGCGAGCTCGGGCCGCAACGGGTGGCCGTCGATGCGGAAGTCCGGCTCGCCGGCGGTCATGCCCGCGGCCTTCGCCTTCCCGGCCAGGCCGGGGGGGAGCCTCACGCCGTTGAGGCTCGCCGCGTGGGGGATCTGCGTGAGCCGCATCACCTCCACGATGCCGCACTGTGCGCGGTGCTCCGGGTCGTCCGGCCGTTTGCGGGTCTTCTTCTTCGTCTTCTGGGCGGCGGCGAGCTCGCGCCACCCGGTCTTAGTGTCGGTCATAGGTTCCCCAACCTCTCAGGCGATAGCGCGTGTGAGTGCAGCCCCATCGGGGCCCAGGAGGCGGCCGCGCGCATCGACGGCCGTCTCCCCTTCGAGCAGGACGCGGACCCGGTTGGGCCCCCGCTTCGCGATCTCTCGAATCATGGTGAACGTGAAGGCCACGCCGTCGTCCTCGACGACGAGCCGGTCACCGAACGGGGACACGTCGTAACAGTGGCCCCCGGTGGCGTCGCCTTCTTCCCCGATGTGCCAGCCCACCGACACCTTCCGGCGGGTCAGCGGGTGCTCGACAACGATCATGGCCACGCGGTCACCGTCCCGGCCTGGCCGGGGGGCCGTCAGGGCCTCTCCGCAGTAGGCGCAGGCCCGAGGGTACTCGCGCAGGCTCCAGCGGCCCACGCTCAAGACTCCCCCTCGGCGCACGCGATGGCGGCGCGGAGTGCGGCGAGGTCCTCGGCCAACTTCACAGCCCGCGCACTGGCGAAGCTGGCGAAACGCCGGTAGGCCTCGCCCTCGGTTCGGCCGATCACCGCGTAGTAGCGGGCGTCCACGATGCCGCCCCGATCCACCAGCCCGCGGTCATGTTTCGTCACGAAGTCGAAGCCCCGCTCCGACGCCAGGACGTAGGTCTTCGGCGTGAGGCGAAAATGCGCGGTGCTGGTCTGGAGCTCGCCTTGATACAGGCGGACGCACCAAAGTTGGACGGTCTCGGCGCCGGCCGCGGCGAGGTAGCGGGGGGCGTGCTGGCGGCACCAGTGGTGCCCGTCCTTACACGGGCCGAGGACGGCATTACGGCGGCACTGGTGAAACCGAACCGACGCGCCGCCGTCGTGGACGCGGCCGGAACACCTGGGGGCGGGGGCGGGGCGGGTGGTCATGGCATCCTCCAATAGCGGTGCATGAGGCGCCCGGCGCGGTGCGGGCGCGTGTCGTAGGTGCGGCCGGCCTCGGCCAACTTGCGGCCCCAGGAGCCGGGCTCGCGCCAGCGGGCGCAGCCGGCCTCGGGCCCGGCCTCGGCGCAGAACCAAAGCACGTCCTCGGTGAGCCACGCGGGCCGCCGGTCGATGCCCAGGTGTGCGCGCGTGCTGGCGGCCAGGTGGCGCCAGGTGAGCCGCGAGGGCGCGTTGACGGCTCGACACCCGCGGGCGAACTGGCCGCGGCGCGTGGCCGCTTCGAGCGGCGTCACGCCCCGCGCCCGAGCTCGGTTCATGATCACGCCGGCGACGGCCTTCGCGTCGGTGAAGGCGTGCGAGCTCTCGCCGCAGGCCACGTCGGCAACGGTCACGATGGACACCAGAAGCCACACGATCACAGCGCCACCTCATCGTCGAACGCTCGCAGGGCGGCATACGCTCGCTCGCTCGCCTTTTCGGCCTTGGCTTCGGCCGCGAAGGCCTTGTCGCGGGCCTTGTGCGCGGCGGCGATCTCGGGATAGTCGCCCGTCTTCGTGGCCTCCATGCTGCGGGTGAGGGCATCCAGTGTCCGGCTCATCGCGGCGTGGTGTCGGTCGCTGGCCCGAAGCCACGCATTGTGGAGCGTGAGCCGCCGCAACCGGCGGGCGTAGTCGGGCGCGGTGGCCACCAGAAACACGGTGGCCTCGATGAAGGCCACGAGATCGGCCTTCGTGGCCGCTTTCGTGGCCGCCTCCCACTCGGCCGCGCGGCGCGCGCCGCGAACTGCGTCCTTGTAGCTGCCGCGCTTCACGAGACCACCCCGCGGAGGTCCACGCCGCTGAGCGTGTAGGTCACCGAGCGGTGCCACAGGCGAGACGCCGCCGGCGGGCCGATCCGGTTCCGCAGGGCGCCCAGGTCCTCGGGCTCGGGGTCCGCCCCGGTCGTGTAGTTCGTCGCGGAGACGGTCAGGAGGCCGGCGTCGTAGCGCCGCGCGATGATCTCGTCCGCGATGCTGCGCTCCCAATCCGTCGCGCGGCCCGCGCCGAGCTCGTCGAACACGAGGACCGGCACGGTGGCCACGGCATCCACGAGGGCCTGCGTTCGCTTCTGCGCTTGGATGCTCTGCCGGCACTCGGCCAGGAGCCCGCCCATGTGGCAGTAGCGGACGGCCAGGCGCGCGCCGGCGAGGATGGTTTCGAGGGCGAACGCCGCGCCGAGGTAGGACTTCCCCACGCCGGGCGGGCCCGCGAGTAGGACCGAGCTCAGGCCGCGGAGCTCCCCAACGTGGCGCAGCTTCGCCACGCGGTCGGAGAGTGAGCGCATGGCCGCGAGGGCGGCGCGGCGCTCCTGGGCGGGGTGCAGGTAGGCCCCGCCCTTGACGTAGACCACGCCCCCCCGTTCCTCCCCGTCGGGCTCGCCGGGCGCGGGCTCGTTGAGGTAGCGGTAGCCGGCGAAGTAGCACGCCCCAGGCTCGGCCGGGAGGCCGCAGCGGTTGATCAGCGCAGCCGCCCGCTTCGGCGTCGAGCAGGCCGAGCACGGCACCGCGCCCGCGTCGGTGATCTGATACCCGTCGGTGCAGGTGCAGGGCGTCACCTCCGCGCGGAGGCCCTCGGGGGTCTGCGCGAGGATGAGCGTCGGGGGCCCGTCCGGCTTCGGGGGCTCGGGCCGAGTCGGCGACTCCAGCCGCCAGGACGCCGCGAGGGCGTCCACGGCCGCGCCCAGGTTGCCGCGCCCGCTGGGCTCGGGCGAGGGCTCGGGCGAGGGCTCGGGCGAGGGCTCGGGCGAGGGCTCGGCCTCGATGGTCTTCGGTTCGTCGGTCATTCCTCTATCCTCCTGCCGGCGTTCGCCATTTGGCCCGGTCCAGCGCAACCGGATTCGCGGGGTTGCCCCCGCCCCTCTGAGGCCTTGGCCCCCGGCCCGCTGGTCTGCGAGGCGGGGACGGTTGGCCGTCCAACGTGTTGAGCGCGATGTCCATGCGCGGCGCCGACCCGGCCGCGGCGAGGATCTCGGCTTCGAGTGCGGCCTTGACCGGCTCGAAGCCGTGCTTCTGGAGCGCAGCGGCCACCCGTGAAATCTCGGCGCCGTTGAAGCCCTGCACCCCTCGGGTGCGGCGAGCTCTCGTGTGCCCGCTGGCCCACAAGCTATCCAGATCCGCCAGTCCCCCCCCCTGGGGGGTAAGGGGGGTGTGTAGTTGTTGTTCTAAGGCCAGACGCGCGCGCGGATCATATAGAGACGGGGGGGTCTCTTTTTGGACCGGGGCCGCTTTCGTACCGGGTTCGTTTTCGCACCGGGTCTCCTTCGAGCCCCCCCCCTCGGGTGCAGAGGATAGAGGGAGTGCAGGAGCAGACGACTTTTGGGGTCGTGGCGCGGCGAACTCGCGGATCCGGTCGTCCTGCCACACGAAGATCGGGGGCTTCCCCGCCCGGTCGTGGCGCACCAGCACGCCGAGCGCCAGCGCCCGCCGCAGGGTCTCCCGCACCGAGGACCGGGCCGCGCCCAGGTCCTCGGGCCGACCCGCCCAGGCGCCCACGTCGGGCCCGAGGCCGAACGCGGCGAGCTTGCGGTTCCGCACGATCCCGTCTCTGCACTTCCCATCGGCCGGCGCCGACCGCTCGAACAGGGTCGCGAGGATGCCGCGGTGAACGGCCTTCACCGGCTGGCCGTCCGCCCAGGTCTGGATTCTCAGAAGGGGGAAGATGGCCCCCGGTCGCCACCTCTCGGTCACGCGCCCCCCTTGGGCTCGATGGCCTGCGCCAGAAGGCGCACGAGGTCGGCCCGCTGGTACTCGTGCGCTGGCAACTGGACCCACACCCAGCCCCGCGGAGCGGGCCGGCCGCGGTGCGTCTCCCCGAGGACCGTCCAGCCCTCGGGGAGCGGGCCAAGTGGCGCGGGGCGACCACCTGCCGTGGTTCGCATGGCGACGACCGGCGCCGGGCCGAGGACTTGACGCGAGGCCATAGCGCGGGCACGATGCCGCCCCGCCGCCCACCTGGCGGCCGCCCAGGCCACAAGGCCCAGGCCTAGAAACCATCCCATGAACTCCCCTTGCGATGCTCCGACGAAGACGGTACGGTCTTCGGAACTGGTCGTCAAGCGACCACTAACCAAGGGAGCGAAAACATGGGAAGCGGTTGGAGTGCAGCGGGCGGGACGAAGAAGCGAGGGGATGGCGTGTGGACTGGCGAGGGCGGCCGGGCCTTCACCTGGCCGGGCATGTGGGAGGCCGACCCGGTGACGGGAGCCCGGCGCAGGGTGCCCTACCGGCGCACCGGCACCGACCGCGCCGTGGCGTCCGTCCTGAACGCGACGCCCGAGGCCACCGTGGGGCTCGCGATGCGGTTCATGCACGGCGGGCGTCGGCCTCAGTCCCCCCAGGTCCGCAAGCGGATCAAGGCCTACCGGCGCGCGGTGCGGCGCGGGCGGCGGTGTCAGGTGGCCCAGAAGCAAATCGCGGTCGTGGTCGCGTGCTCTCGCTTCGAGGGGGGCGCGTGAAGCTCGCGGACTGGCTCACCCGTGAAGGGGTGACCCGGCTCGCGTTCGCTGGCCGCCTGGGCGTGAGCGACACCACGATCTATCGGCTCGCGTCCGGCCGCCAGCGGCCGAGTTTCGAGCTCGCCGTCCGTATCGAGCGGGAGACCGCGGGCGCCGTCCAGGCGTCCGATCTGTTGGAGACCGTCGAGGTGGCCGCCGTCGGCTGAGCTCGACCGTACACGACCCCCGGCCCAGGCCGGCGTACAGGAGCGACGAACCATGAGCAGAGACAACCAGTGGGCCAGGGGGCCAGGGGGCCCGCACGGGCGCTCCCGGCCCCAGCAAACGGCAATCGCAACGGTCTCGGTGGAGCTCGCGCGGCGCACCGGCACCTTTGAGTCGGTCGACGCGCTCCGCGAGGCCCTCGACGGGCTCAGTGAGCACGCGAACCTGCTTCTCCCCGTCCAGCGGGTCGGCCTGATCCCACAGGGGCACGCCGTCACCGTCGCCGCGCACGCGGTGGACGTGGAAAACGAGACCTACCCGGTGAAGGGCGGCCGCGGGAAGCGGGCGCTCCACAAGGCGGCCCTCGACAAGATCGGCGCGGCCGCTGGCCTCACCTGGGGCATGAGCCGCCGCGAAGACAACGGCGCTCACCCCCACGTCTGCGAGATCGTGGTGGTGTGCGAGGTGCAGGACCTTGACGGGAAGTCCCGCCGCATCGAAGCGCGCAAGCGGCTGGACCTGCGCGACGACGCGCCGATGGCGCTGGAGATCCTCGCCAACGCCGAGACGGCCGAGAAGGGCGCGCGCCAACTTCGGCAGACCCGCGCGTTCATCACCGAGCACACCGAGTCCAAGGCCCGCAACCGGGCCGTGCGGCTCGCCCTGGGGCTGCGCCAGGCCTACACGGCGCAGGAGCTCTCGCGGCCCTTCGTCGCCGCAAAGATGGTGTGGACTGGCAACTACGGCGACCCGGCCACGAACCGGGCCGTTGCCCTGCTCTCGGCCGCGAAGGCCCTCGGGGCCGGCGCCGAGCTCTTTGCTTCGGTGGGCGCGGCCATGTTCGGCGCGGAGCGCGCGGAGATCGGCGCGGCACTGGACGCGCCCGAGCCGCCGCAGGTGATCGACGTGCCCGACGACGACGAGCCCGACGACGTGCTCGACGACGAGCCCGAGGTGGGCGACGACTTCGGGGAGATCCGCGCCGAGCTCAAGACGAAGGCCGCCCGTAAGGGGCGACTCGCGCCGGCGTCCATGCCCGGCGCCGAGGCGCACGCGGCCGGCATGATCACCGGCGAACAGATCGACCGGCTCGACCCCGACCACCTGGCGCGGCTTGACAACAAGTTGAACGGGATGCCCGACGAGCCCACGGCCGAGCCCGCGGCCGAGCCGCTGGACCTCCCCGACGAGCTCCCCGCCTGGATGAAAGACTGACCGTGCAAGACCTACGCATCCTCGCTACGGGGGACCTCCACGTCGGGGACACGGCCAACCTGGCCGGCCTCCAACCGATTGACCGCGAGACCGGCCGGCCGGCCGTCCTCGAAGGCGCCCGGCGCACCCTTGACTGGATCGTGACGGCGGCCGAGGACGCGGACGCGAACGTGGTCTTCGTGTCCGGCGACGTGTACCCGCACCCGAGGCCGACACCCGCGGCCGAGTCCATCGTCGCGGACGCCTTCTGCGGCCTGGCCGACCGGGGGGTCCTCGTGGTGGTGCTCCTGGGGAACCACGACCGGGCGAACGGCGCCGCCGTGGCGCACGCGCTGGAGCCGATGAAGCGGTGGCGGCCTGGGCGGATCGTGGTGCTCGACGAGTTCATGCCCTACGCGCTGTCGGGCGGGGGCCGTCTGAACTTGGTTCCGCTACTCGACCCCACCGAGGCGGGGCCCGACCTGCGCGGCATCATCTACCCGGTGCCGTACCCTGCGCGCGCCGAGCTCGCACGCGGGGCCCCGACCGTCGTCGAAGCCCTCCGCGCAAACGGGAAGGTCTGCGGGGACGTGATCAAGGCCTACGCGGCGCTCTCGAAGTTGGACGCGCCGCACGAGCTCGAAGGCGGCGCCCGGCGGCCGAGGATCCTCCTGGGGCACGGCACGTTGGCCGGCGCGGTGTTCTCCGATCACCAGACGGTGCCGCTGGCCGACTGGCCCATCCCGACCGACCATTTCGGGGCCTTCGACGCGGCCGTGTGGGGGCACCTGCACAAGCGCCAGGCCGTCGAGGGCTACGGGGACGCCGACGAGCACACGCACGGCTACACGGGGGCCCCCGACCGGCTGCGCTTCGACGAAGCGGGCTATCACGCCGGCGCGACGCTGCTCACCTTCACCCAATGGCACACGAAGGCCGAGTTCGTGGGCAACCCACACGCCCGGCAATTCGAGACGCTCACGCCCGACGAGCTCACCGACGAGGTGATCAACGGGAGGATCCGCACCGAGGCCGCCAGCGGCCCGGCTGGGGCGGTGGTCTACCGAGTGCGGGGCACGGTCGCCCCCGAGCGGCTCGAAGCCGTGGGGGCCGCGGTGCGCTCGCTGGTGGCCGCCGGCGTGGTGGTGCGGAACGAGTGCCAGGTGGAGCGCACCGACCGGGCCCGCGTGGACCTGGGCGCGGACCTGTCGACGGCTGCGGTCCTCCGCGGCGTGTTCGAGGCCCGGCCGGACCTCGGTGAATTTGCAGATCAGATCACGGCCGACGTGGTGGCCCTCGACGGGGCCGCCCTGTAGGCTGGGCGCCACACGACCACTCTAGCCGGTTGGGGAACCGATGAAACTATGCAGTCTGAAACTGCGGAACTTCCGCGCGTGGGGCGAGTGCGAACTCGACTTCGCGCGGCTCCCGCACGTTGTTGTCACCGGCCCGAACGGGGCCGGCAAGTCGTCCATCATTGACGGCATCCTCTGGACCATCTACGGCACCACGCGGAGCGGCGGGGCCGATTCGGTGGTGCGACTCGGTGAGGCCGAGGCCAGCGGCGAGGTGGTCTTCGAGGCCGCCGGCGAGGTCTACACCGTGGTTCGCCAGCGGTCCACCTTGGGCCGGGGCAAGTCCCGCCTCGACCTCTACCGCGGCGCCGCGCCGGCGTCGGTGTCGCTGAGCTCGAAGTCGATCCGCGAGACCCAGCAAACCATCGAAGACGCCGTAGGCGTGCCGGTGGACGTGCTCACCGCTGCGTCGGTGCTTACCCAGGGGGACGCCGACCGATTCACGCGAGCGAAGCCCGAAGAACGGCGCGACCTGCTCCGACAACTGCTGCGGCTGGACGTGTGGCGCACGCGGCGCGACGCGGCGCGGGTGAAGGCCCGAGACGCCGAGCAGGCCGGCCAGGCCGCCCGCCAACGGGCGCAGGACATCGCGCCCGAGGGTGAAGCCGCCCAGGCCCGAGAGCGGGCCGCTGAGCTCCTGGCTGGCCAGGAGCGGGCGAAGGCGTCGAGCGATGCGGCGCGGGATGCGGCGCGGGATGCCGTCGAAGCCCTCGACGCGGTGAAGGCGGCCGCCGAGAAGCGGGACGCGGCCGCGCACGAGGTCAACGTGCGCGCTGGCGCCCTCAGTCGCGCCGCGGACGAGCGGGACGCGGCCGAGCGCCTGGCCGTGGAGGCCGACGAGACCGCGGCCGCGGCCGCGGCCCTCCCCGATCTCCGAGAAACGGCCGACCGGATGCGCGCCGAGGCCGACCGGGCCGCCGACACCGCCGGCAAGCGAACCGTCGCGCGTCACGCGCTGGACGCGGCGATGGCCGACTGGCGAACCGAGCACGCGAAGGTGAAGACGGGGCGCCGGCGAACGCTACACGTCGCACAGAGGGCCCTCAAGCGCGCCCAGGTGGCCGAGCGGGTCCTGCCCGACCGCAGGGCCGCGGCGGCCGCGACGGCGGCCGCCCTCGACGACCTGGGGCGCCTGGAGCTCGCGGCCGAGGCCGCCCGTTCCGCGCTGGAAGGCGCCCGGCGAGACTACGCCCGCACGGTGAAGGTCGCGAAGCTCTTGCGAGACGTGCCGTGCGGGCGCGCGACCGCATGGCGAGAGGGGCCCGGCGCTGAGCCGTGCGACCTGCAAAACGAGTGCGTCCTGCTGGCGGACGCCCGCGAGGCCGCCGGAAGCCTCGAAGCGCGCCGGCGAGACGGCGCCACCGCGGCCGCCGCTGCTACTGCTACCGCGGCCGCCGTAGAAGCGCGCAGCCGAGCGGAGCTCACGAGGGCGAACGCGAGGGCCATCGGCAGGGCGACGAGGGCGCGAGACTTGGCGGGGGGGGCCATCAGTGGCCATGCCCAGGTGGACGCGGCGCGCGCCACACTCGCGGGGCTCAAAGAGATCGAAGCCCGAGGGGCGAAGGCGCGCGCCGAGCTCGAAGCCCTGCCGGACCTCGAACCGGCCGCGGCCCGAGAGCAGGCCGAGAGGGCCTGGCGGGCCTTCACCGCGGCCCAGACTCTAGCCGCGAAGGCGGCCCAGGCGGCCCAGGCGCGCGACGCCCTGCCCGAGTTCGGCCGGCGGGTAGCGACGTGCGGCGACGCGCTCACCAAGGCGCGCGAGGCCCTTGAAGGGGCAGTCCAGGCCGCGGCCGGCGTCGCCGCGGCCGCCCAGGCCGTCGAGGACACCCGCCGAGAGGCCAGGGTCACGGCCGCCGCCACCGACGGGCTCCACCGCCAGTGGATGCAGGCTGCCGCGGCTCAGATCGCCGCAGAGAAGGCCGAGCAGGCCGCACAGGCCGCCCGCGAGACGGCCGACAAGGCCGCGGTCGACGCGGCACGCTGGCGGCGCGTCGAGGCCGCTTGCCAGGTGGCGCCGGTCCTCGTGATCGAACGGGCGATCCCCCGGCTGGAGCAGGTCACAAACGAGCTCCTGGCCGAGATCGCGCCGCGGGGGATGGCCGTCCGCATCGACACGACCCGAACCACGAACGCCGGCGACGAGCGGGAGACCCTCGAAGTGGTGGTGACGGACGACGCCGGGGAGCGCCCCCTTGACGACTACAGCGGCGGCGAGCGGTTCCGCGTGGACGTGTCGCTCCGCATCGCCCTTGCGCGCCTCCTGGCCGAGCGGGAGGGCGTGCCGGTGGAATGGCTGGTGATCGATGAGGGCGGCTTCGGCGCCCTCGACGATGAGGGCCTCGACGCTCTCACCGGCGCGCTGGGCGCGCTGGTTCGCCAGTACCCGGCGATGCTCTTGATCACTCACATTGAAAGCGTGGCCGAGGCCCTGCCTGGCCGGCTCGTCGTCGAGCGCGGGCCGGACGGCGCCGCGCGGTTTGGAGGTGTCCAATGATCCCCGTCGTCTGCGTCTATGCCTACGACTGCGCCCCGTCCCGCTTCGCGGAGGTGCTGCGGGCCCTCGGGTTCACGCGAAAGGCCGCGGTCGCCTTCCGCGCCCAGGTAGACACGCTGCCGGGCGCCCAGGTGGACCTCGACCCCGAGGCCCTCGTGACCACCGGCGGCTTCGTCTGCTACGCCGAAGGCGAGCTCGAAGGTGCCGACCCCGACCGAATCCAATGCGGGGCCAAGGAGGCCGCGCAGGTCGCGATGTTCTTGATCGCGAATGGCGTCGGGGCCTTCACCGCGCGGCTGGTCTCGTGACCGTGGCACCCGACCGTCAAGGCCGGTTCGGCTTCGCGCCGCCCGTGCTGCCCGTGAAGGCCGACCGCGAGCGGGACGAGCCCGAGCCCTACAACGATCTCGCGGAGGGGTACGACCCGGCCGAGGTGCTCCGCGTGCGCCTCGTGGACGCCTACCGGATGAGGATCGGGACTGCCACCTGGCGGAAGGCCGGGAAGCTCATGGTCGAGCACGGCGACGACGCGCGGCGGGCCTGGAAGGCTGAGCACGGGGCGCCGACCTGGGCCGCCGTTGATCGGCTCCTGGGCCGGTGCGGTCTGGACTACTCGCTGCCGCTCACCCTGTTTGATCCGTGACCTCGGGATCGACGTAGCCGGTTGGGCTGGTCCGTCTGGTCCGTCTGGGCGGCGGGGGCGCCGGCGGCGGCGGTGCGTCGGAGAGGTGCTGCACCTGCACCCGTACCGAGTTCATGATCCACCCGAACACCGCGAGGACCACGCCGAGGCCGCCGAGCAGATAGTCCAGTGTGCGGCTCATGTTCTCAACCTGGCCGGCTACTTTCTCATACGAGGGTCGATGAACGACCGTCGCCCACTCCGACCGGGTTGGGATATGGTGTTGTCGGTAGAACACCCCGATGTCGAGGGCCTGCTTTGCCTGCACGCCCTTTACCTCCCCGATGTCCTCTTTCAGACCTTTCAGGTCGGCGCGCACCTCGGCTTGGATTTGCTCGATCCGGTGCAATGACTCCTGCACTTCCGCAAGCGCGGGGCCCCGCGGTGCGAGCAGGGCGGCGAAGACAAGCAAACTCAACATCGGCCACCTCCGGTCTTGATAGATACCAGATGCGTCCCGGCCGCGCTCAGTCGCCGCGCTCGCATTCCTCAAGCGCCGATTCAAGGCCCTGCTCCTGTTCAAGTCTTTCGACCATCCATCCACCCGACACCACCCAACAATTGGCGCCCAAGGCACCGGGGGGGAGCCCGGCCGCGGCCTCCACGTCAGCGCAGGGCCGGATCTCGGCCGTCGATACCGTCACGATCTCGGGCGCGGTCTCGGGAGGGCGGGGACACCCCCCGCAAGCGGAGACGACGAGTGCGACGAGCCCACACCGCAGCGAGGGCGCGCGCATCGTTTGCCGCGAGGGCCTTCGTGGTGTCGCGGAGCTCCGCGTCGAGGCTGGCGCGGCGCACTTCGCGCGGCGAGGCCTCGACGCGCTTCTCCACCCACGCGAGCAGGAGAGGGACCGCGGCCAGGAGAAGGGCCGCGAGGGCCGAAAGGAGCGCCTCCACGTCACCCCTCCATGCCCTCGAATTCATCGAAGCGCCCAACGGCGCGCTTGCCGGTGGCGCCCAGGCCAGGGGTTCGCGCGAGCTCGGCGTCGATGGCCTGCACAACATCGTTCTCGCGGGCCTTCGGCCAGGCGGCCTTGACGAGCCCTAGCACGAGCTCGAACTTCTCGCGGCTGTCGGGCACCCGTCCGGCCTTGAGCTCTCGCGCGGCCCATTCCTCGGCCGCGGATACGCCGGTGCGTACCGTGTTCTGAATGGCGGCCTGGAGCTCCGCGGACTGCTTCACGCCGAAGCGGGCCAAAAGCCGCTTCGAGGCCAGGCTCGCGAGGGCGAGCAGGACGACCGCTGCCGCCTGGAGCAGATAGCCGAGGGCCGAGGCCCAGGGGGAGGCCGCGGCGGCCTCCTGGGCCAGCGCAGCGGCCGGCACGAGGGCGAACATGAGGAACACGAGACGGGACAAGATCACACCTCCGCGAAGTCGGCCGCGATGGGCCGGATACAATGGAGCACACGGTAGACGGAAGCGCGGTTGCTCGCCAGCGGCCGAGAGCGACACACCACGCCCTCGTAGGTGTCACCGTTCGGGCCTCGCCCCTTGGCGTTCCCCTCGACGGTGGGGACCTCCCCGTCGGCCTGTAGCGGCCCGGTGGCCATCGTCACATGCGCGCCCCACGTCCTCGCCTTGCGGTGGCCAGGCTTCGGGCCGACGATCACGATGTCGCCGGCCTGCACGCCCTCGGGGTCAACGATCCGCGGCGTACCCGCCGCGTAGTGGTGGACGAGCCTGTAGCACGACGAAAAGACCTTGAGCGGGGTCCGCTTGTAGCTGCGCGCGCTTCGCTCGTCGATGCCAGGACGGCAGACGGGCCGCAAAGCGGCCTGGGCCCACCACGAGCCCACGGCACACCCACACCACGAGAAATCCCCGTTGTGGGTGTAGCGGTCGGGGTGCGGCTGGCCATCGCGCCGGCGCTCGGCCCGCTCGTCGGCCGAGACCACCGAGTAGCCCCACCCGCACGCCTCGATGATCTCGTGAATGCGCTCGGCCCCCGTTCCCGGCGGCTCCTGAACGACCGCGCGCCAGTCCGCCAGCGCGGCCGACACAGCCACGCGACCGGGCCCGCCGAGCTCGGTGCCCGCCCCGAGCGGCGCCGCCTGCGGGGAGGGCACCACCTGGCGCGCGCTGAGCTCCGCGCTGAGCTCCGCGATCCTCGCTTCGAGGTCGAGCCGCTCGTGTGCGCCCTCACGGGAGACGTGTCGGAGCTCGTCGGCGTGGGCCGCCTCAAGAGCGGCGAGAGCAGTCGCAAAGCTCATTGACTCACCTCGGGTTAGGCTGGTGATCCTATCACCAGCGTGAGCGGGCGCAGAACATTGACAGGCGTTCGTATGCCGTCCACGCTCACTGGACACAACGGGAGGGCTCGCATGGGGACAGGGGTAGACGACGCGGCGGCATGGGCTTACGGGCTTCTGGTGCTGTCGCTGGTCAGCGGTGGGGCCCTGGGGGTCTTCGTCGCCGGTGCTCGGCTGGGGTGGTGGTCCGATGTCTGAGCGGCCGGTCGGATTGCCGTTCGAGGATGGCCCCGCGCCCCGAAGCGCGACCATGTTTCACTCCGGGGCGACTGGTGAGTACGACCGAGACCGAACGGGCGGGGTGTCCTGGCGCTGCGCCATGTGCGACGAGACCGGGGCCTCGCGGGGCGCGATCCAACACGTCGAGGGCTGCACCTTCGGCATGTTGGCGCAGTTTGCGAAGCCGCGGTTCGGGCCCTACACCCGCGCCGTCCTCGTGGTGGACGATCAGGCCTACATTCGTAAATCGGTGGCGCGAATGCTCGGGATGCACCTCACGGTCCCCGTGATCCCCCTGCGGCCGGTCGCGGTGGGCTGGTGGATCAGACGCACACCCCTTGCGGTGCTCTCCGATCTGCACATGGACCCATATTACGGGCGAGACCTCGGGGTGCTGGCGGCGTCGCTGGGCGTGCCCTTCGCGTTGATGTCGGGTTCGGCCACCTTCGCGCCTGGGGTGGCCGAGGACCTGGGCGTGCCCTATGTGCGCAAACCCTTCGTGCCTGGCGAGCCCTACGCCACGGTATCCGCGCTGCTCGGCCAGTGACGCGCCTTGAGCTCACCGAGCACCTCACCGCGAAGGGCTGGACGTGCGGCGATGTGCCGCAGTTGTCGTGCGTCGAGGAATGGTACGACCCCAGAAGCCCCGTCCGAAGCGCGGTCGTCCTACCGTCCGCCGTCTGTACCGAGCTCGACCGCTACCGCCTGGCGAGGGCGGTTGAGCGCCTCACCGCGGCCGGCGTCCTCGGCTAAGGCCAGAGGTCACCACCCCCCTCGACAAACTCCGCGCCGGCCTTCCCGTGGGCCTGGACGTGGATCTCGTAGGCCTTCGGCAGATCCCAATAGGTCCCGATGGCGGTCGCCCAGGTCGCATCGCCCTTGAAATGCACGATGTCGCCGTTCGGTTCGCGCATGTAGGGCACGAGGACGAGTGTCACGTCCCCGCCGATCTGCAACTGCCGCAGATCAACGTGGAAGGTCCGGCCGAGGGTCTCGGAAAAGGCCGCGTTCTGGTCGTAGTTTCGTTGACCGAGTGCCCCGGCGTAGCCCTGCGCCGAGAAGCATGTGTCGATCCCGCCGCCGAAGGCGTCATGCCGGATCGTGTAGTAGTGGGCGTCTCCGTTCACGTCGTCGAGCTCGCGCGTCACCGCGATTGGCGTCCCGTCCCCGCGGGCGGACTCGACTTGGAAGTAGGGCGCCGCGAAACCTTCGTCCACGCGAATGCGGACCCACCCGCGCAAGGCCGTGTGTCGGGTCAGCCACCCGGCCGCGTTCGCGCCGATGGTCCGGCCCAGGAGGATGCGGTCAGCGTTGAGGCCCACGTCGGGCGTGACGACCTCGCCCCCGCCGGGGTCGTCCACGTCCGCGATCTGAATCAGGCCCAGGCCGCCGATCTCGGTCGGGTCGTAGACCATGCCGCGGCCTCGGCCGGCCGTGCCGGACTGGAGCATGACCCGCCGCCCGCCGGCGTGCAGATAGCGGAAGTCGGCGTCGAGGGCGCCCAGGTCGCGCGCGGTGCCCTTGAGGAATCCGTCGGCGGCGTAGATATACCGGCCGCCCGCGGCGCCCCCCGTCCGGTGGTCGAGGTACAGGCGCCCCTTGCGAGCTCGGAGCACGCCGGCGTCCAGCGAGGGCCGCACGTCCCCCGTGTTGGGCACCAGCGCATCGGCGGCGCCGGCCCCCGAGTAGAAGACCGGCGCCGTGCCGCCCAGGTCCACGAGGGCAGTCACAATCGAGCCGTCCGAGGTGGGCCCGGTGAGCTCCAGCACCTCACCACCGGCCGCGCCCTTGATCCCGGTGTCGATGCCGCCGGTGAAGTGCGGAGCGCGCACCAGAAGCCGCGCGGGCGTGGTGGCGATCTGGGCGCCGTAGCGGCCGCCGGCCCAGGTGCAGCCGTCGAGTACCACGTCTGCGCCGGCATGGTTCACCAGTAGGCCGTCAGCCCCCGCGGCGGGGACCCAGGTGCAGTTGATGAAGCGGACGCGCGCCGCGCCGGTGAGCTCCACGAGAGCAGACGTGGCCCCGCCGGTGTCCTCGAAACGGCAGTCCACGAAGGTCAGGTCGCCGCCGTTGAGCAGGAGAAGGGGGTCACCCCCCGCCGCTGCGCGGAAGGTCAGGCCGCGGAAGGTGTGCAGGGCCGCGCCGGCGTTCGTGAGTAGGGCGTTCGCGCCGGCGGTGCGCGAGAGGATGCCGCCGGCACCGCGAATGTAGCGCCGGATGGTAGAGGCCGAGAGCAGGACAGACCCAGCCGATGCGTCGATGTCCCACTGGCCAGGCGCCGCCGCCTGGGGATGAAAGACCACCCCGGCGCGGGGGTCCTGCCCCACGCCTCCCGCGAACTGCACCGTGAGCGCCAGGGCGGCCACTGGTGAGGTCAACTTGAGGTGCGCGCTGTCGGCATCGCCGGTCCCGTCCACGATGCCGATCTCGGTGCTGGCGCTGCGGACGTTCTCGGCGTAGAGCGGCGCGCGGTGCCACTTGGCCCCGCCGAGCTCCTGCACCCGGCGCATGATGGCCCAGGCCCAGGTCTTGAGCGTGGTCAGGCCGTTCGCCAGGCGGTCGTCGTCTCGGCTGTGATCGGGAAGGGCCCAGCCGCTCGCGGTGCCCACGCCCTCGAACAGAGATTCGCGGCCGAGCACGATGTCAGTATCCACGAGATCGGCGCCCGAGTAGGCCACGCGCGCCACGCGCAGCCACCCGAAGCCGGGATCAGGGTCCACGCCGTCTCGGGTCGCGGTGAGCTCCCAATCGGCCAGGAGGCGCGTCTCGGTGGGCTGCACCCGCTCCACGCCCACGCCGGCCACGTCGGCCAGGTAGGCGCGGTTCGCGGTCTGCCCCTCGACGTAGGCGAAACGGACCCACACCGAATAGGTGCCGGCGGCCAGGCCGGCGAAGTCGTACAAGAGCGCGGCCTGTAGCCCCTCGTCGAGTAGCTGCCCGTACTCGGTCACGCCGTCGTCGCGCGTCCAGCCGCTCACCGCGGCCCCGAGTGCGACGTTGATCTGCTTCGGCTCACTCGGGCCGGTCAACGTGACCTCGAAGCCGCCCAGGACGAACTTCTCCGCGCCGCTCACCAGCCCGCGGAGAATGTCGCGGAGGGCCTCGTCGGGGAGCGCGTGTAGCGCCTCCGCGTCGGGGCGGTCGAGCCGTTGCCCGTCGAGCTTGAAAATGACTCGTCTCATGCTACGACTCCCACACCCCGATATCGGATTCAGCGATCACCCCGGCCACGGTGAGCGCGTCGAGGATAGCTCGAAGCGCGGACAGGCGCCCGCCCAGGTAGAGCGGATATCGCACGAGCTCGCCCACCTGCACCTCGCCCGCCATGATGGGGTCAGGGTTGCGAACGTGGACGCCGGGCAGGATCTCGGCGGTGCCGCGGCCGGTGGCGTCACCGGGCAGACCCCCGGCGCCGGCGCCGCCCTCGGGATAGGCCCACCCGTAGTCCACCACCACGTCGGGGAGGGCGCCGGGGAGCGGGGTGTCGAGGGTGACGACGGACCCCGCGAAGGTGTTGGACGTGGCGTAGTTCGTGCCCGTCCGGTGGGCGTCGGTGGCCAGCCACACCCCGAGCACCTGGCGGATCGTGTGCGTGACGGCCACCTGGCCAACGGCGACCGGCGTCACGATCTCGGCCGGCGCGAGGTAGGCGTAGCCGAGCGGTGACGCGGCGGGCCGCGTCCGCACGGTGACCCGCACGGTGCAGGGCCGGTCTGCCGGCTCAGAGACCGCCCAGGGGTGGACGTGGAAGGCTGCGGGGTTCGCCGGCGGGAAGGCCGCGGGGAGCCAATGCGGGGAGCCCTGCCGGTCGCACCAGATCGTCGCGCCGTCGCCGCTCACCCGAAGGATCCGCGTGCGGATCGCGGGGGCGCCCACGTCTACCATGAGCCCGCGCATGGACGCCTTGAAGGTGCCCACCGCGGCCACTACCCGCCCGTCCGCGAAGGCTTCCCCGGTGCCGTCGAGGCCCTGATCAGCGAACAGGGCCGCGAGCAGGGTGTCGAGGCTGTCCCGCGATCCCTTCGCCGGCATGTATGCCAGGGCGAGGATCAGCAACCGATAGGTGGGCTCGGTCACGTTCAGGTAGCGAGGCACGCCCAGGTTGCGCCCCTTGACCGCCAGATACGGGCCCTCGGCCGTGCGCGCGAGAAGCATGGCCCGCGCTTCGTCGAGCGCCGACGTGCGACCCAGGTACACCACGAGCTCGCCGCGGCGGTACGTCTCGGTGACGAACGGGTCGCGGGTGAGCCCCGAGAGCAGGCCCACGCCGGCGCTCGTGTAGGGGATGCGCTCGCCCCGGATCATGACCTCGCCGCCCGCGGCATCCATCGCCCAGGTGGTCTCAACCTGCGCGGCCACCGCGCCCGCTGGCGGCGTCTCGTGACCTGCCGGCGGGAGGTCTGCGACAAGGCGTGTCGCGATGGCGCCGGCGAGGCGGTTGAACTCGTCGCCCAGGGCGTCGGTCACCTCGCGGCCGTTCCTGTAGATGCTCACGGGTCGAGGACCTCCCCGCTGGGGAGCTCCACGAGCCCCCGTAGCGCCGTGTATGAGCCCGGCGGGAACTTAGCCCTGAATGAGTAATCGAGGACGCGCCGGGGCCGGCGCACGACGCTCACGGCGCCGGCGAAGGTCTCGACGTAGCCCCCCGGCCCGGCGATCACGATGTCGTGAGCCCCGGTGGCCAGGCCGGCCGGCGCGACGAAGCGCAGCGTTCGCACCGAGAGGATGGCGCCCTCCCCGAATTGCTCGGGGACCGGCTCGCCGGACTGGTAGAGGTCGAAGCCCTGCCCCGGAACGCCCGAGTAGGCCCCCACGCCGCCCACGGTGGCCCTGTAGCGGCCGTTCGGCGCCCCGTAGAGGGTCACGGTCAGGAACAGGCCCCCATCGTCAGGGATGGTGGTCGACGGGGACTGCGCCGCAGGTGCAGGCACCCCCCCGCCGAAGTCCTCCCCGAAGCGGTCACCCCACCCCCCCGGCTCGGGCGGCGGGTCCGCCAGCGTTGGAGCGGGGACGAGCTCGGTCAGGACGCCCGGCGCGTAGACACCGGGAAGGCCGAAGCCCCCCGTGATCGCCGCGATGGTGTGCCGTGAGCTCACCCCGGTTCGGTCCCGGTGAGCTTGTCGAGGTTGTCGGAGCCGTCATAGACCGCGGCCAGGCTGATCGTCGCGATGGCGTTTGCGGGGTTGTCGAGGTCCGCGTGCGCCAAGGTGCGGTAGACGCGGATCGCGCCGTCTTCCATCTTCACCCCGTCGAAGGTGCCGGGGTCGACAACCACGTTGACCTTCGCGGCGATGCGCGCGGCGAGCTCCAGCAACCACCCGAAGGATCCGTTCGGCGCGGCCGCCGCGGCGGGCATCTTCGCCCACACGTTGTCGGAGGTGGCCCGGCAACACGCGAGGATCTCCGCGATCATCGTCGCGGCATCGAATTCGCCCAGGCTGAACGCGAAGACGCGGGAGGGCTGGTCGTTGACCGCCGCCCCGAAGCTGCCCACGACGGGCACCCCGACCGCCACGTCCCACACGTTGTCGGCCACGTTGGAGATCGCGTCGTCGATCTTGTCGAGGTTGCTCGCGCGACCCGCGGAGAGCCGCGTCTCAACCGTCGCGGCCGAGGCCGAGGCCGCGGTGGCCTGCGTGGCCGCCGTCGTGGCCTGCGTGGCCGCCGTCGTGGCCTGCGTGGCCGCCGTCGTGGCCTGCGTGGCCGCCGTCGTGGCCTGCGTGGCCGCCGTCGTGGCCTGGGCCGACGCCGTGGACACCCCGGCCGGCATGTTGGCCGGGTCGAGCTCGGAGAGGCGGGTCCCGGTGATCTCGTCGAGGTTGCCCGCGCGAGTCGCGGTGAGCCGCGCGACGAGCGTATCCACGTCGGCTGGCAGGTTCGAGCCGCCGAGCTCGTCGAGGTTGGCGAGTCGCGCACTGGTGAAGGCCGCGTCGGTGGTCTGGAGCTCGGCGGACACGCGACGCCCACCGCTATAGCCGCTCGGGCCCTTGACGTTAGTCGTCGCTGCCGTGAAGTCGATGCCGATCAGCGTGTCCGCCTGCACGTCGAGATCGAAGTAGTACCAGCCGGCCGCGTTCGTGGCGTCGAGCTCGGTCAAGCTCGGCTGGGCGTCCGATGGGGCGCCGCCCGCGGCTGTCCGCCAGGTCTCCACCGTGGGGGTGAGGCCGGTCACGCCGGCGCCGGTGCCGTCGGCGGCAAAGAACGAGTAGCGAAGGGCCATCAGGGCGTCTCCAGGGCGTCAAGGCGGCCGCGCACGGCGCCGATCTCCGCGTCGAGGGCGTGCCAGTTGCTTTGGAGCTCGCGCGACACGCGCCGCTGCTGCCAGGCCGGCACCTTGAGCGCGAGAAACTGCGTGGTCACCGTCACGGCCGCGTAGGCCGTCGCTGGCATGGTCCGAACGTCGGTGTCGCTGATCTCGGCCCCCGAGTCGGTGACCTCCAGCACGGCGAGGTAGGTTCCCGGCTTGTCTGCGGTGAAGTTCGGCGTGGCGGTGGCGGCGCTGGCCAGCACCGCCGCCGAGCCCTGGGGGACTTCGAGGAAGGTCCACGAGTAGGACACGATAGTCCGCCCGGCGTCCGCGGTGGATGATGCGCCGTTGAGCCCCACCACCAGCGGAAGATCGGCGTAGGCGTGGGTCTGCTCGCCCCCCGTGATCGCAATCGGTTTCGCCACCTGCGCCCCCTACAAAACGGTCAAGTTGGCCGTGGTGACGCGCGCCACGGCGTTGAAGGCTACGGGGATATTCGCCGCCGGCGCCTCGATGGTCACATCGTACATGCCCGCAACGCCCATCGCCCGCTCCACGAGTTCGGAATGGACGACGGCGCGGCCGATGCCAAGGCCGTTCACATAGGCCGCCAGCGCCCGGCGGACGTTCGCGACCACGGCCTCTCGGTCTGCGTCCACGTCGGCCACAACGTGCGCCGTCACGGTCACCTGGCGAAGCACGGGGGGGAGCACGTCGACCACCACGCCACCCGCGCGCCAAGTCGGGTAGTTCACCCGATCTGCCGGGTCCCCCTCGATTCGCCGCTGAGCCTCTCGGATCAGCCCCGCATAGTGCGTGTACGCCGAGACCTCCAACTTGGCCCCGGTCGCGAGGCCGGTCGGGAAGGCCGAGGACGTGAGCCACACGAGGCCGCGAGAGCCGATCAGAACGTAGTCGGTGCCCTCGGTGAGCACCGCGGCGGGCCCGCCGCTGGGCGTGTGCGTCACGGTCAGGCTGCCGAACACGGGCCAGAGGGGGACGTAGAACTCCTGTTCGCCCCCCACCGCCCCAGCCACCGCGTCGGTGAACACCACCGCCGCGGCCGCCGCGGTCTCGGCCGGCTGGCCGCTACCGTCGTCGATGTAGACCACGACGTGCCCCCGGTTCACGGGATCCTCCCAGGTGCGCGCCGCGGTCACGCGACGCCCGGCGACCTCGGCCGAGCGGGCGCGTTGTTCGAGGGCCTCGGGGATGCACCGCGAGAGGGTCCGCAGGTGGGCGCGGATCCGGTCGCGGTAGTCCGCGTCGGATTCGGCGTCGCGCCCCCCCTGGAAGGGCGCGGGGTTCGTGAGAATGGTCGCGTTGGGCACGGCCCCGACGAACACCTGCACCGAGTCGATGGCCGCGTTGGCGGCGCCACCTGGCGCGGCCGCGGCCGCGGCGATGTCCCCCCCGGTGAGGGCCTCGCTTTGCGTGGACCCGACCGGGATGCGCCCGGCCTCGGTGGTGACGTAGTTCGTCGGCGGCGACCCCGCGCGGGCGCCGACGGTGCCCGCCGGGATCGGCACCTCGACGGCGACGGCGTTCGGCGCGGTCCACCGAAGCTGGCCGACGGCCCGAGAGGCCCCGCCCCTGGGGAGCCCGTCGGGCAGGACCTCGGCGCCGCGCTCGTCGAGGTCTTCCCCGGTGGCGTCGTCGAGGTTGAACAGGGCGAGGATCTCGGCCGCGGCCAGATACACCCCCTCGAACTCCAGGGCGGCCGCCCCGAGAAGCTGTAGCATGGGATCGCCCGGTGCCAGGTCGGAGAGGACCGACCGCGCGACGACACGAGCGACGAGCCGCTCCCGCACCTCCCGGTCAGTCTGGAGCTCGAACATGGATCAGGCCCTCCGCTGGACGGTGAGCGTACCCGTAAACCCCTGGGGTCGGAGCGTGGCCACTACGTCGATGGTGTCTCCACCGTCGATGAATTCGAGATCCACAACTTCGGCCGTCCTCGGGTCGGTGAGGCACGCGCGGCGCACAGAGAGTGCCACAGCCGATGGTGTCCCGTCGCGATTGGGCGAGCCCACCGGGGCCAGGATGCCCACGGACGGCCAGGTGAGGTTCTCCCCGAACTTCGTACCGAAGCGCACCTCGTTGATGGATTGCAGGTAGCAGGCCACACCTTCCACCGTTCGGTAGCCGTCGCCGGCGGCGTTGTAGACGAGCCCGCCGGCGGTGAGCTCGAAGTCCACCCCGAGGGCCTCCCGCTCGATTTCAGCCCTCGTGCCCCTGGGGGACGGCTTCGAGGTCCCGAAGGTGGGCACGATGATCGTATCCCCAGGCGCCACCGTGCCCGGCGTGCGAGCTCGGCTCATGTAGGGGTGCCGCAGGCTGTTGATGGCCGCAATATCCGTCCATGCGTCGCGGGCCCCCACTTCTTCGAGCGCAATCGAGAGCAGGGTGTCCCCCGGCGCCACGACGTAGGCCCGAGTCCCCGTGTAGGTCGGCAAGCTCTCCCGCTCGGCCTCTCGTCTGCGCGCCAGAGCGCGCGTGTACGCCGACCCGGCCGTGGCGCGGGCACCGATGGCCAGCACGCCGGGCGCGGCCACCTCCGCGTCACTGAGGGCCGTTGCGCCCGCTCGAAGCGCGCGCCGCCGGGCGCGCGCTTCGGGAAGGTCCGGTTCCCACAGGTCGCGGCGAGCTCTCATCCGGTCGAGGGACTGCGACATTTGCTGCGTGGCCCGGTAGGCCGCCACCGCGCGGCTCGCCGGCTGGTTCCCAGGCGTCCAAGGGTCACCAGCCCCCGGCGCGGCCGCGCCGTCTCGGTGCTTCCCGAAGGCCGCACTGAGCTCGTAGGCGAGCCCGTCCACGAGCGTCGCCATCTGCGCCGCGAGTCGGTTCTCAAAGTTGAGGGTGTCCCGCACGCCAGCGGAGACCGCGGCCAGGCCGTCGAGGATGCGGCCGCCCGCCGAGATCACCTGCTGGATGCCGCCGAGGAACGTCTGGTCGGCCTCCGAGCGAAACGAGTCGATGTCCGCCAGGTAGCCGGCCGCGTCGAGCAGGAGCCCGGCGATCTCGTCGGTGGCGCTCCGCACGTCTGCGAAGAAGCCCGCCACGCCGCCCAGGGCGAGCGCGTCGTAGTCCGAAACGGCCTTGAGCCGGAACTCGAACGGGTGGTGTAGCCGGTGCTGCTTCGCCTCCCGCGAGGTGTCCCACTCCTTCGGCTGCACGACCCAATGCCAGCCGCGGCGGAAGTCGTGCCACACCATGAACCACTTGCTCGCAACGTCTTGTCGGCGCTTGAGCTCGGCGTAGAACTCGAACCACCGCCATAGCTCCGCAAAGAGCTCGTTTCCGTCTCGGAAGGTGAAGCCCGTTTCCGGCTTGTGCGGGTCGGTGCTCTCCAGTTTCCACCCCCGTTTCGGTTCCAGGCCTGGCGAGCCCTGGATCGTGATATCGCGAGACACGAATCCCGAATCTTCGAGGGCTACGCCGCCAGCGGTCCACGTCTCATCGTTGCCGGGCGTGCTCCGGTACGCGACGGAAGTCGGGTTGATCGGGAGGTTCAGCACCCGGTTCGCGCCGCGGCCGCTGCCGTCGATGGCGACGAGCTCCATCGCGTAGGTGAACCGCCACCGGCTCGGGCGCTCGCTGTGTGTGACTGCCATTCAGGTCCCCCGGATCTGCGAGCTCGCGGTGACCACCTGGCCGACCGCCTGGAAGCCCGCCGGCGGGGCGCCGCCGGGCGTTTGATCGTATGGCGCCGGGAACGGGCCCGCCGCCGGCGGCGGCACAGGGAGCACCTCGCCCACGTCAGGCGCGACGAACGGGGGCCGGCCGTTGTTGGGCGGGGCCGGCGTTGCCGCCCAGGCTGCGAGGGCGTCCACCGTGGTTCCCTGGGCGTTCGCTGCGGCCTGTAGCGGCGGAATGACCGTCTGGTGTGCGGCGACCACCGCCGCGATGAATGCGGCCCAGAGGGGCGACGTGGTGGCGTTGATCTCGATGTAGTCCGAGAGCCGCGCCAGCGGCCGATCCCCTGCGAAGATATCCAGTTGCGGGGTGCCGTCGCCGTCGAGCCGCAAGCGCACCTGGCGCCCGCCGTCGTATCGAAGGGTGACCCAGGCGCCCGAGCGGAGATCCACGTCAACATGACCGCCGCTCGGGGCGCCCTCTCCGGTCTGGTCCTCCCCGGCCTGGCGCGTGTCCAAGCGGACGTTCCCCGAAGCGTCCACGCGCAGCACAGACCCCGCGTGAGCGGTGTACCGCTCATGCCCGTGGGGTGTGATCGGCATAGAGCCGTCGGCCGTGGGGTCGAAGGCCTCGCGGGCCTGGGCGCCACCGTGCGCGCGCCGCGTCCTGGGGTGGGGGATGCTCCCCTCGATGTAGGGCGCCGAGGGGTCCCCGTCGAAGAACGCGACGACGACCCACTCCCCGTCGGTGTTCTCGGGGTCGGCCGGGGCGTCCTCGGGGGTCTGCTCCCACACGAGCGGGGATCCGTCGAGGGTCCGCGTCGCCGGCCGCGGCGTCCAGAGCTCCGCGTCACCCACCGAGGATCCGCGTTGCATGACCGGCACGTCGTAGATAGCGCCGCCCCACCACGTCAACACGTCGCACGTCACCTGGGCGGGGTGGTGGTAGGCCGCGGACGGGAGTTCGCCGCCCTCGGTCTCGTCTGCAAAGTGAACCGCCATGACGACCCCCCGCGTGGGGAAGGTCTGCTTCACCTGGCGCGGGGGACGCCCGCGCACCCGGCGCGGCGTGGCCTCCTGATAGCGGAACGGTGGCTTCACGCGGTGTCTCCGATCAGGATCCGCCGCAGGTCGGCGCCGTCGGTGTCCGCCCCCCAGCCCTTCGGGCTGTAGCCGCCGAGCGGGTCTTCGCTGCCCCTCGTGACGGACATCGTTGTACTGGTGCGCTCGCCGGTCCCCGCGCGCCGCCACGAGTGCGACACCCGCTCGATGTAGTACCCCTCGACGCGCGAGCGGCCGTCCCGAAAGACGTGGAGCCGCTCGCCCACCCGCACGCCGGGGAGCATCCGGCCGGTGGTCAGGGTCCCCGACCATCGCTCGGCGTTCCCCTGATTCCAGTCGGCAAGTAGCCGGCTCCAGACGTAGTATTGCGCGGTGTGCGCCCTCGGGTCGGTCGGGAGGTAGGGCGAGCGGATCTCCCGCCTGCGCCACCCGTGACGCTCGGCGCGGTCAAGGTCGGTCCCCTCGCCCACCGCGTTGCGGGTCCCCGCCGTGATCGGGAGCTCGCCGCGCGAGCCCGAGCCGAGGGCGAGCGAGTAGGGGTGGCCGCCGAAGCTGGAGTGCGGAAGGGACAAGTAGAAGTTGAACCGCTCGCGGTCGCTGCGCCCCGTCTCGTCCGATTGCAGTTGGCGCTCGTCGATCATCGTCCAGGGGAGACGCTGCCACCGCTCGACGCCGGTCGGCCCGATGGGCTCCACGCCGAAGCCGATAGCGCGGGCCGTCATGTAGGCCTCCGACGGGAAGGGCCGGCGCCGCAGCACCGCGCGCGGCGAGAAGTCGATGTCGCCGCCGTCGTGGGTGAAGTCCTCGACGGACATAGACTTTCCCACTTCCCAGGAGTTCGGGAGGAAGTCGACGAAGAACTCGTTTACGTCGGGGTCTGAGAAGCTCCCGAGGTAGTCCCACAGCCGTTGGCCGTCGGGCAGTCCGGCCATGAGCTCTCGGATCACGACGCGCCCGTCGAGGCGCTCGGTCTCGAAGCGCAGGAGGTCGCCCAAGGGCCAGCCGTCCCCCAGCCGCCCGAACACGTCCTCCGGTCGGCCGATGGGCTTGACCGGCATCGTCGGCGGAAGGGTGAAGACCGGCGCCGCCGAGCGCCCGTAGGTCTCGCCGGTGTAGCGGCCGAGGAAGAAGTAGAGCAGGGACGGCACGAGCTCGTGCGGCGCCACGCCATCCTTCCCGAAGCGGAACAGGACCCGGCCCAGGGAGCGGTGAAACGGGCCCAAGTCGCGGAGCAGGTCGGCCGCCGTCGCGCCCTTGAACTGCGGGAGGACCACCACCTCGTGCTTCGTGAGGCATGAGCCCGCGTTCGAGCCGCTCACGCTGTAGGTGTAGCGCGTCACGCCGCCCTGGCCGGCCTCGCGCGAGCGGTGGATATCGTCGATGCGGCCCAGGCGAAGCGGCCACCCGTGGTGGCCGTCGTGAACGGTGATCAGACACCAGTCGCCGGGGCTCAGGAGCGCGCCCCAATCGCGGTCAACGTCCGGCTGGGCGTCGCTGTCGCCCAGCGGGAAGATCCGCCGCTTGAGCGTGGCCGACCACTGGCCCTCGGGGTTGCTCAGATCGGTGGACACGTCGAAGCCCGTAACGTATGCGCCCGCTTCGAGCTCGCCGCTGGCGTAGCTGTAGAAGGTCAACCGCGGCGTGTAGCGGTGCCCGTGGTCTACCACCTGCGCACCTGGCCGCAACTTGTCGTGCCCCTTGACGGGCAGGTCTCCCATCATCGGCTCACCCGTAGTTCGAGAAGGCGCCTTCGCCCTCGCCGCTTTCAATACGCTCGATGAACCGGAACATGTGTTGAAGGCCCTCAGTAGGCACGATCTCCACTTGGGTCTTTTTGACCGGGACCGCCTTCGCCCCCTTGGCCGCCGCCCCGCCTGGCAGGAGCCACTCTTGCAGTTGGCGCATGACGCCCTTGTCGCCCGGCGCCGCCGTCGCCTTGTCTTTGAGGTGGTCGATGGTCTTGATCAGGAGGCTTCCCGGCGTGAGGATCGTTGTGTCGAGAATCACCCGCTTGGCGTCGAAGAAAGCCCGATCCGCCTTGAGCACAAAGCCTCGGGCCGAGGCGTCCCCGCGAAGGCGTTGCACGTCTTCGCGTTCCATGCCCGCCTCGGATTTCTTGAACTGGCGGGACCGGCCGGCGCGCTTGCCGATGTCCGCCGCCGTGTCCCCGACGTTCCCCCCGAGGGCTGCCGACACCTCCCCGAGTTCGGGGAGCTCGTCGCCGGTGAGCCACGCCATGAGGTCGTTCGGGTTCTGGTCGGGGAAGAACTGGCTCATCGTCCACCACCGCTCGTACTTGTCGCCCGGCGACTCCCGAAACCGCTTGATCGTGCTCAGGAGCAGGCCCGCCGCCTCCTGCGGGTTATGCATGACGTTTTGAAGCCGAAAGCTGTTCTCGAAGTAGCTTTCGCCGTCGCCGGTCCCCATGAGGTCGTGAATCATGGCCTCCTGCATGGGCGAGCCCTGGCCGCGGCCCACGCCCATGAGCATGTTCCCCCAGGCCTGGCCGGCCTTCATGCCGCGCAGGCCTGTAGCCTGGCGCGAGAGGTCAATCCCCGCTGCGCTCCCGCCTCCCACCTGGCGCAGAGTCTCCCCGAGGGTCACCAGCGCCAGCGGGTCGATGTTGAGCCCCTGCTCGGCCATGTTCGCGGTGTTCGCCGCGATCATGGACAGATAGCGGCCGATGTCCTGGGGCGAATTCTCGGCCAGCCGCGCGCCGCTCATCGAAAGCATCATGTGGGAGTATGGGTCGGTGCTGCCCATCGACCGGCGGGAGAGGCCCCCGCCCTCTTTCCACTGGCCGAGGTACTCCCCGAACGTGCCCGAGTCGATCCCGTAGGCATCGCCCGCCGTGAGCGCCGCCGTGACGGCCAGCCGCCGGGCGATGGCGTCGGCCCCTGCGCCCATGCCGGCGCTCGTCAGGGCGTCTTGGTTGTACCCGCCGCCCAGGAGCCCGCGCAGTTGCCCGCGCAGGGCCGCCGGCCCGAGCCCCAGACGCACGCCCAGGCCCTCGGGCCGACTGGTGCGGGTGTTGCCCTCAAGCGCCAGGAGGTCGGCCTCTGAGGACTCATAGGCGGCATAGCGGCTGCGGGTCTCCATGAGGCCCGAGACGCCCGACGCCAGGAGCCCGCCAATGACCGGGATGCCGGCGAGCGCAGTCGCGATCATGCCGTAGCCCGGCGCCTGATTGACTGCCTGGCCGGCGGTGTCCTTTCCCCACTGGCCGACGGTGCGCCGGGTCCTCGTGCGGGTGAGGTTGCCGTCTTCGTCGTAGTCGTAGGTGGTGACCCGCCCGTCGCGTGTGACCACCCGCCGGCGCTCTACTTCTTCCACCTCTCGGGCCGCGCGCGCGCCGCCCTCGGCGCCGCCGCCACCGCCACCCCCCGCGCCGCCACCGGGGCCCCCGGCGCCACCGGGGGCCCCGGTGGTCGGGTCTCGGCCTTGCTCAAAGCGGGCGCGTTCCTCGTGGAGTTTGGCGAGCTCGTCGCGGGCGGCCTGGAGCCCCGAGGTATCCGCGTCGACTTTGAGGGTGGTTTTGTAGTCGCTCACGAGTCCTCGAAGGGGTCCTCGCCCCGTGCGATGGCCGCCTCGATCTCGTCGACCACCGGGTCGTATCGGTCAGGGTCACGGCCGGACAGGTAGGACTCTAGCAGGTGTTCGAGTTCCCGCGAGGCCACCGGGTCGGCGCGGTCCTCGCGGACGCGCTTCTCCAGCACCGCGGCCAGGCTCACCGCCCAGGGCTGGTCATGCCAAAGCGGGTTGCCCGCCGCGGGCTGCCCGAAGACATCCTCCCAGGCCTGGCGAACGCGGGCCTCGCTATCGCTGAGCGTCCCCAGCACCCGGCCGAAGATCGCGCGCGGCTCCACGAAACCGCGCGTGGTGCTCGCGCGCCTCCCGATACAGGGCGCCCAGGAGCGCAGGGTCGGGGATGTCCTGCACCTCGGCCATCCACTTTGGCCGGTTGGCGGTGCAGACCTCCAAGTAAGCGATCTGCTCGATGAGGTACATACCCGCCTCGGTGATCGGAGGGATGCCGCCGCACAGTTGCGCCTTGCGCGCCTCGATCACGCGCTCTTGCCGCACGCTGGGCACCGAGAAGGTGAGCGCACCTTCGAGCACCTCGCCGTCGCCGCACCTGTAGTGGATGCCGATCACCTTCTCGCGGGGGATGATCTCGGGGGCGTCGGTGGGCTTGCCTGCGCTGGTGAGCTCGCGGAGGGCCGCGGCTTCGTCGAGCTCGCCCAGGAGGGCGGCGGCGTCGTCGGTCTTCGTCATGGTCTACCCCTGGTCGTGAGGCCCGGCCTGGCCGGGGTGCGGGTGGGGGGGGGCGGTGCTGCTACACCAGCCCCGACTCGTCGCGCATCCGAAGCGCGACGAACTGGAGATTCTCGACGGTGATCTGGCGCTTCGCCATGTTGCCCGACTTCGTGCTGAACCGGACGCCCTCGATGATGTTGGTAGCTTGATCCGTCGGGCGGTCCTTGATCTCGATGGTGAGCGTTCCCGCCCCGAGCACCTGGGCGATGGGGGTCTGAATCCCGGCCCGCTTGAGCGAGCGGTCTACCACCTTCACCAGCGAGACGGACCCCGACACGGTGTAGGCCACCGGGACGTGTTCTTCGGTCTCCAAGTTGTCGAGCACGTCGAGCGGCTGAAACTCGGTGCCCTCTTGCCAGGAGACGGACTGCACATAGCCGACCGTCTTTCCCCCAACCGTGAGGTAGCCGCGAGCGCCGTGCTGGACTGCGCCGCGCTGAATTCCGGTGTTCGCGTTGGGCATCGGTCCTCCTAGATGCGGACAGAGAGCGGCTGAGCGTAGGCGGTCGGCCGGATGAAGTTGATCGGCTCGACGGGCTCGATCTCATAGTCCACGTCGAAGCCGTCCCCGATGTCCGTCACGACCACGCCCTCGGGGTTGAAGGTCTTGATCTCGCCGCGGGTCACCTGCCGTTCGAGCTCGGCCAAGGCCGCGGAGCGGAGCGTCGAGGCGCTCCCGTCGAAGTCCGGCGCCCCCACCAGCGGGCGCAGCGCGCGCCGCATGTTGAAGGCCGAGTCGTCGAGGCTCTCATTCGTGGAGACCTCGGTGTAGTACCGATTGTCGTCCTCCAGCCACGAGGACACCGAGCGCACCACCTGGCGCCCATGCACGACGATCAGCCCGGCCGCGATCATTTCCTCGATGTCGTCGACCGCATCCCACGACGCATGGTTCACCGTGCGGATCGTGTTGCCCTCGGCCTCGGTGAGCGGCTCGGCCGTGCGGCTGCCGCACATGAGCGCGCCCAGGAGCACGGGCCAGGACCACGCCGGCATGGTGCGTTCGGCGCCGCTGTCGTCGAAGGCCACCACCTGTTGCGCACTGAACGCGATCTGCCGGTTGTTCCCGGCGCGGATCGCGGTCTTGATCGCGGCCTTGTCTTTCGTGGTGGCGAGCCCGAGGAACGCGGCGGCCTCATGCACGCCGTCGCGGGCGCGGAGCTCGCCGTTGATCAGGTTGTGGACCGCATCGGAGTCGCTCAGGGGAACGATCACCTGGCGGGAGGCCTTGAAGGCCGCGTCGAGGGTGGCCTTCTTCGCGGCCAGGAGGGCCGCGCGCCAATGATCCATCGCCGTGGTGCCCTCGGCCCCGCCCACGAGGTAGGCGCGCTGTGCGAGGACTGAGGGCGCCCCGGTGGCGCCGGCGCTGGCCGCGGCCGAGACGAGTCGACTCGAAGCGTTGAACCACCCCACGAGGGCGACGAGATCGGCGCCGAAGTCGACGGGGGTCGCGCTTCGGATCGACTGGCTGGCGCTGTCGAGGTCCACCACCTTGAAGGCCGCCGGGGAGGCCGTCGCCGCGGCGAAGCCGGGAAGGGCGTTGAAGTAGGCCACGGCGTCGCGCAGTAGCGGCCGCTCGGCCACCTTCGAGCTCGCCGCGGTTCCCGAGAGGGTCACCGTGCGGGCCACCGGAAGGGCGCCGAGCTCGATCTGCGTCACCTGCACCACGTCGGCGGTGGTGAGCACGGCCGAGTCGAGCAGGGCCACCTTCTCGGCCACCGCGGCGCCGGCCCGGTTCAGCCCGCGCACCACGAGGACGGCGCCCACGCTGGCCGCGTCAAGGATGGTGCTGATCACCGAGTCGAAGGCCATCGCGTCGGGGAGGTACAGCCCCTCGTTGATGTCCACGCCCGCGGTGAGACTGCCCGCGGCGATGGTGAAGGCGACCGCGTTGTCGCTGTTCTGCCGCACCGAGACGTTGCCCTCGGCCACGCCCACGAGGCGCGCGCGCGTCACCTTGTCGAAGACGAGCGCGCCGGCCACCACGCCCAGGCCGGCCAGGGTGAGCGTCTCCGCGATGGGGTTCCCGGCCGCGGAGAGGCCCTCGACGATGATCCGGCCGGTGTCGTCGGCGTCGGTGCTCACCACCTCCACCTTGCCGGTGGCCGCCACGCTGAGCGTGGCCGCGGTGGTGTCCAGCACGCCGCCCGCGCCGTCCTCCTGCACCGTGATCACGCCAGCGGTGGCGCCATCCACGCGCCAGCCGGTGACCTGGCCGAAGGTCTGCGACCCGACAACGGCCGTCACGCCGTTGAGCGCGAAGACCTCGAAGACCGGATCGCCGCCGGCGTCCAGCCCATAGACGGTGACGCGCTGGTGCGCGTCGTAGGCACTTGAGCTCAGGACCTCGACGAGTCCGGCCGCGGCCGGGTCGGTGATCGCCAGGCCGGCACGGGCCACCGTGTAGTCCGCGCGGATCTCGGTGTCGCTCACGACCATTTGCATGGTGGCGGCGTCGCCGGTGGTGGCGTAGTCGGCGGTGAAGGCCGCGACGCCGCCGAGGTCGTCGGCGCTCTCGGTCTTCCCGTCGAGCTCCACGTCCACCTTGAAGCCCTGGTTCGTCCCCAAGGTCAGGTCAACGCCGATGCGCGACGTGAACAGGCCATAATCGCGGCTGGTGAGCACGAGGGCGTCACCGTCCCCGTTCCCGAGGGTGACGGCCGACTGCGTGGCGGGGTTCGTCTTGTACGCGAACACCTGCGCCGGGCGGCCGGTGATCTTCGCCGAGCGGCTCGGGTCAAAGGCCATGAGGGCCGCGTCGAGCAGGTCACCCGAGCGAAAGAGCGCGCGGGCCGCGCCCGGCCGCGTGAGGGTGTGGATCTTGCCCGGTTCCGCGCCCTCGGCCTCACCGATGAGCACGAGCACCTTTGCGCCAGGCGTCGCGAGGGGGATGCCGACGACCTTCGTTTCGTTATAGACGCCGGGGACGTGGGTTGAGCCCTTCGTCGTCTGCACCGAGCTCGCACTCATTCCGCACCTCCGGTTCGGATCAGCCCGCGGTGACCGTCTACGACCGCCGTCGGGTTCGCTGCGTACACCCGCCCCGGCGGGTCACGCATGGGGATCGCGGCGTACACTTCGCCGGTCACCTGCCAAGTCGCGCGCCGAAGATAGCACGTCTCGGGGAGGTATCGCGGGTCGGGCGCGAGCTCCTGCCCCGAGGTGAACTGCGGCATCATCAAACCCTGCCGGTGCAGCCAATCGGTGTGCGCGAGTAGGACGTAGTTCGTCCAGTGATACAGGTACAGCGCCAGATCGGGATTGTCCGCGTAGATCGTCAAGTCGAGGTTCTGCGTTCGGATCTCCCCGAGTTCCAGCACGCCATCCTCGACCGCCAGCACGCCCCCCGCTACGTCGAGGTTCGGGACCTCAGATCCCAGCGTGACCCCGATCACCGGCCAGGGGTCCCCGTCGCGCGCGTAGCCGTGGCGAATCGAGGGCGGGCGGGCCTCCATGACGCGGCGCACGTTGGCCCGTTCGAGTTCGTCAATGAAGCCGAGCAGGGCATCCCAATGCCGGGGGTTCGCTTGGAACTGGATCACCCCGTTGACGAGGGCCTCTACAAACAACCGCTCCGCGAAGGCGTACAGCGAGTGTGCGCCACCGTCGCCAGGCGCGACGGCCTGCGGGCCGAGGGCGTCGTCTGGATGCTCACGCACCGGGGGCCCCCGAGTCGAGCGGGCCGAAGTGCTCGCCGGCGATGCTCAAGGCGTAGGACTGCGTATCGCGCAGGATGAACACGCCAGGGAAGCCGGGGTGCGTCCAGTTGCGCTCTGAGGTGTTCCCCATGACGTTGCGCTTTCCTCCTGGGCCTCCGCGTCCGTCGGTGTCGTAGCGGTGCGTCCCCGGATTCTCCGAGATCGTCCGAAACGTCATGTGGCCGCCCTCGTCCTGCTTCTTCTCGTAGTCCTTCGAGGTGCGGACCATGCCCGAGAAAATGTCGGTGACGTGCCGTTGCCGCAGGATGGGCGCCAGGCCGGCGTCGAGGCGCTCGCCCCACTTCGTCGGGAGGCCCGGCGCGGTGCGCGTGTTGCCGCGCGTGTGCGGCGGAAGTTGGCCCGCCGCGCGGCGGGCGTCGCGGCCCTTGATCCGCGCCATCCCATCGGACACCGCGCGGTTCACGACCTGGGCCCCGGCCAAGTCGAGAGCTCCGCGGTGGGCGAGGCTGTTGGGGCGCTGGCCGGTTCGGGTGAACTGGTGCCCCGCGGGCTTCGCGCCGCCCATTGAGTGCTTGAACGGGATCGAACGGTAGCGAAACCCCTCGGCGTCCCGCTTGATCTGGTGCTGCTTCTCGGGGCGGCCGGGGAACATGGTCAGGCGCAGATCCCACGCGGGGGCGCCTTCTTCGAGCATGTGGGCGAAGGCCTTGACGTTGCCCGCGGCGCCGCCCTCACCCAGCACCAGCGACGCGCGCATGATGGTGGGGGAGAGGGCCTCGAAGGTCGGCTCGCCCAGGGCGTCGACCCACTGTTGGCGCGGCCCTTCGAGGCGGGTCCCGGCGAGCTCGACCGCGTGCGCGCGCGCCATTCGCAGGATGCGGCGCAAGCGGAGCTCCACCGAGGTCCGCCCCCACCCCTCAAGGTCTAGCAGCGCGTCGAGCTCGACGCCGAGGTCCTTCTCACGCACCGGGATCCTCCACGATGGTCGCCCCGAATTCGTCGCGGCGGGCCTCAAGCTGGGCGAAGGCGCTGATCGGGCCGGGGAGGTGCTCGGGGCTCGGGCGCTTCCGCTGGACGTGGAGCGTTCGCATGGCATAGGGCCAGTTGGACACGATGTAGCTCGGGTGGTGGTAGTAGGTCACCGCGTAGGCGCCACCTGGCGCGCGGGGGCCCTCGGGGAGCCCTGGGGCGGTCCCGCGCTGGTCCCCGAGGCTCCAGTCGATGCGCCCGTCGCCCGTCACCGCGAAGTCGAGGCCCTCGCGGAGCACGGGGCCGGGCGTGCGGTCGCCGGTCTGCAACCGCAAGCGCAAGACGCCCGCCTTCCACTGGCGCACCACTTCCTCGCCGGCGGCGTTCTTCGTGAGCACCCGCTCGGTGGTGTGCGCGATGGGGAAGGCGAGCCGGTCCACCTGGCCGCGCCGGCGGGTGAGCTCCGAGTGACCGATCACGTTCTCAAGTAGCACCAGCCGGTCGCGGAAATTGAGCCGGTGGACCGGCTGCAACGTGCAAGCGACCGAGCCGAAGGCCAAGTCCCCCATCTTCTCCAGCGCGTCGATCCTGAATTCCAGGCGGTCGACGATGGCGCGGATCTCAAGGGGCGAGTGATACTCCCAGCCCTGCCCGCCGCAGGACTCGCACAGCGGGTCCGCGTGGCCGGTGGGGTTCGAGCACGGGCACCGGGCCGCCTGCTCCCAGCGCACAAGGTCGCCCTGTTCCTGAATGGCCCGCTCGAACTTGTCGGGATCGAAGTAGACGCCCGAGCTCTTGCCGCCGTGCTTTGGCGCCCGCCTGGCCGGCTGGCCGGCCTTGTCGATCCACCACTCGGCCACGTCACACCACCCCGAAGCTCACGCCGTGGTACTGGCGCCGGATGGCCGGAATGAGCTCTTTCAGTTGGTTGGTGAACTGGATGATGAGCGCGCCGTGTCCGGCGTTCGTCGCCGAGCTCGTCGTCGACACCGACTGCGAGAGGCCGCCGATGCTGATCGACTGGCTGGCGATGCCCGACCCGATGATCATCTCGCCGGCGATGTTGAGGATCTCGATGCCCGCTTTGAGCGCAATCGCCTTCTGAATGCGCGGCGGCACCTTCCCCACGTCGAAGCCGGCGCGGTAGGTGACGTGAAAGAGGTTCGGCCACCACGGGGATCCGCCGGGGTGCAACACGGGCATGAGCGAGCCCACCGCGTTACCCGCTTGCATGGTGAGGAACTGTTCAAGGGTTCCCGTCTGCGGAACCACGTTGAACTGCCCGAAGTCGGGGTCAACGATGTTGATCCATTCGACGGGGAACGGAAGGACGTAGCCGCTACCCTGGTATGAGGCCTCGACCTTGAGGACCTCGCGCAGCGGCCGGTGGTCTACCTCGGTCCAGCCGAACATCGACCACCGGGAAAGGTCGTAGTCGTGGTGTTCGGTGACCACCTCGGGCGCGAGCTTGATATCCAGCCGGGCGGCGAGCTCGTCGGTGGCCTCTCGGATGGATTCCTCGAAGGTCTCCAGCGCCAGCGGGTTTCCGTCGTTGTCGGTGAGGTCCACCCCGCCGAGCTCGTGACGCTTGAGCCGCTCGACCGTGACGAGCAGGTCGGTGGCGCCCACCACGGCCGCCACGACGCGCGCGAAGCCCCGCGACTGCTCCGACCCGTTGAAGCCCTTGAAGTACCAACGATCCGCCAGCGTGAGGCTCTCGCCGAGGGCTACGGGGGTCCAGACGCGATACTCGCCCTCGGCCAGTCGCTCGATGCCCGCCGCGCCGATAGTCCACAGCACCGCGGACGTGTCCGCGTTGGTGATCACCACCTGTCGGAGCTCGAAGGGATCAAACGGCGTGCCATCGTTGAGGACGAAGCGCACGCGGAGCTCGACGGCGTTCCCCACGTCCACCGCCGCGCGGGCCAGCGGGAGCACCGTAAATCCCGCCAAGTCGTTGAAGTTGTGCCGCCACACCTGCACCTCGTCGCCGAGGTCGGTCATGGTCGGGGCGTAGCGAATGCGGACGGTGTGCAGGCCCTCCACAAGCGGCGTGAAGGTCACGAGGTACTCGGGGCCCGCGTCGGTGGCGATCTCGTTGACGGTGGACGCCAGGGCGGCGTCAACGCCACCCACGAGCACCTGCACGTCCACGTCGGCCGCGACGCCGGCCTTTCGGGTCACCCCGTCGAGCTCGTAGATCGGGGCCTGAATGCGAACGGGCTGTCCGATTTTGCCGAAGATGGCCACCTAGTGCCCCCCTGTCGGGCGAGTCGTGACCTCGTGCTGGGCGAGGCGCACTTCGAGTTCTTCGAGGGCCGCGCGGAGGCCGCGCACCACGGGTAGCGGGAGCGCCTGCGTGCTCACCACGACGGGGCCCCGCGGCTCCCGGCCAGGCACCGCGGGCGGCTGGTAGGCGAACGAGAGGACGGCGAGCCCGTCCTCGATTGAGGCCGTGACGCCAAAGCGGTTGGCCACAGGCGGGGAGCTCATGGCGAAACCTTCGTGGGGGTCACAGTGAGTCCATGCCCGGCCCGGCTCGCTCGAACGATGGCGTCGAGGACGCCCAGGTCGCCGGCCTCGACTCGCTGTAGTAACTCGGCGCCGGCGTCGTCGGTGGCGGTGAGATCGAAGCGACACGGCACCGAGTTCAGGGCCGCCGTCAAGGCGTCCGCCTGGCGTTGCATGGCGGGCACCTCATGGGGGCGACCGACTCGCGTCACGAGGGCCGCAACGGCCAGCCTGGCGACGAGATCCCCTAGCGGGACCTCGGCGCCGAAGCTGGGGGGCGCGGGCTTCTTACGTCGGGCCATCTACGCCCCCCTTCGGCTTACGCCGGGTTCTGCATCGGGTCTTCCGAGAGGGTCAGCCACACGCGGCCGGTGGCGTCCCCGCTGGCCGCCGAGGTCATGACGCGGCCGAGGCTGCGCACCCACTCGCTCGACCCGCTGGGGGCCGTGGTGGTCGCCTCGCTGTTGGTGGGGTCGAGGTACACCTTGTCGCCCGCCGTCCACGCCGCCCCCGTCTTCTTCGCGATGGTCACCGGACCACGGTCCACAATCGTCGTGCCATCGTACACGCCGAAGGTATCCTCGGCACCCCCGCTGCTGGCCGCGGTGGCCCCGCTGAGCGTGTCGTTGCCCGAGAAGTAGACCACCGCGCCGGTGCCGACCGTGTTGGTGGCCACGTCCAGCCCGCCCGCGCCGGTCTTGACGCCCCAGCCCTCGTCGATCTGCTGGACGACCGGCCCGTCGATCTCGACGGTGGCCGCGGTGTTGCCGAGCTTGACCGTGCGCGCGCCGGCGGTGCCGATGTTGATCGCCTGGGCCACCGCGTCGGCCCCGATGCTGATCGCCCCGCCCGAGCTCTCGATGGCGATGGCGGCCGAGGTGTCGATCTCCAGCGAGCCGGTGACGTTGAAGTCGAGCAGACTCGACCCGTCCACCCAGGCGATGTCGGCATCGGTCCCGGTCCCGAACTGGACCTTCACGGCGTCGGCGAAGGTCGCGTCCGCGTTGAAGGTGGCCGCCCCGTCCAGTTGCACGGTGGAGTCGAATTCGACCGCCCCCGCGAACTGCGCGTAGCCGGCCACGTCGAAGTCGGCGTTCCCGGTGGACCCGCCCGTGTTGGCGAAGTCCCACAGGCCGTAGGCGCTCGTCGTGGTGGCGCTGTTCGCCAGCGCCAGGGTGAGTGCGTAGCTGGCGCCGATGCTGATCGCGCCGTCGGACCCGCCCGACCCGGCCATGCCGGCGTCGAAGGTCACGTCGCCACCATTCTCCGCATCGCCGCCTTGACCGCCGGACACGTTGAAGCTGCCGCCCTTGCCGCCGGTGAAGCCGATGTTCGACCCGCCGCCCCCCAAGGTGAAGTAGACATCGCCGCCGGCGGCGCCGTCGAGGCCGGACCCGCCGCCGGCCCCACCCGACCCGGTGTTGAAGTTGAAGCCGCCGCCGCCCGCCGCGCTCGTCGCGCTGTAGGCGCCGCCCATGCCGCCCGTGAAGTTCAGCCCGGCGCCGATGGTGTCGACGGCGCCGTCGTCGCCCGAGATCGACACGGTGGACCCGTACATGGTGAGGGTGTTCCCGCCGCCGTAGGAGCCGATGCTCACCATGTCGGAGGCCGCGCCGATCACCACCGAGGACGCCTGGCCCGTGATCGTGGCGACGGTGAGGTCCGTCGTCAGGGTCGCGTTGGCGAAGGTGGGCGAGTCGCCGGTGCCCAGCCCGAGGCTGGTGCGCGCCGTGGCGCCGGACTCGGCCACCCAGGCCGAGCCGTTGCCGACCATGAAGTTCCCGTCGGTGTTGGCCAGCGCGGCGATGGCGGCCAGGTCCGCGTCGTAGGCCTGCACGTCCGAGCCGATGGCCAGGCCGAGCGTGGTGCGCTGGGCGCTCGCGTTGGCGTCGTCGAGGATGGCCCGACCCGCCGCGGTCATGGTGGCCAGGGCGGCCGTCCCGCTGCCGGTGAAGTAGGGCAGGGAGTCGGCCGCCGAGGTCAGGCCCGCCAGCGCGGCGAGCTCCGCGTCGTAGGCCTGCACGTCCGAGCCGATGGCCAGGCCCAGGGTCGTGCGCTGGGCGCTCGCGTCGGCGTCGTCGAGGATGGCCCGGCCCGCCGCGGTCATGGTGGCCAGGGCGGCCGTCCCGCTGCCGGTGAAGTAGGGCAGGCCGTCGGCCGCCGAGGTCAGGCCCGCCAGCGCGGCGAGCTCGGCGTCATAGGCCTGCACGTCCGAGCCGATGGCCAGCCCGAGCGAGGTGCGGACGGTGGCGCCGGACTCGTAGGCGAAGGCGCCCGCGCCCGTGGCGACGATGAACTGCCCGTCGGAGGCCGCCGCCCCCAGGGTGTCGAGGTCTTCGAGGATGCCGGTCAGGGCGGCGGCGCCGAGGTCCTCCAGGTCGGAGGTCAAGTCCGACGCGGTGGCGCCCTTGCCCATCTCCCACAGGCCATCGGTGCCCGCCTGGAGCACCGAAACGGTGACCTTCGTCAGCTTCGTTCCGGTGTCCTCGGTGCCGACGGCCATCGCCGTGGCGCAGAACTGGTGGGTCGGGGTGCCGTTGATCGTCAGGACGTTTGCCGTGTGGCTCACGACCTCGTACACGCCGTCGATCCCGTTGTCCGAGCTCGCGATCTGCACGAAATCGCCCGCGGCAAAGATCCCCGTCCCGGTCGTGGCGAGGGTGGTGGCCGCAACCGCGCCGTTCGCCGTGTCCACCGTGGCGGTGGGCAAGTAGTTCACGGCCAGGCCGCCGGCGCGGCCCGCGGCCGTCTGGTAGCCCGCGTTCATGTAGACGTGCGAGTCGGTGAGGCTCACCTCGCCGTTGACCGTCAAGGTCTGCCCGGTGAGCATGAGATCGCCCGACACCACCACGTCACCATCGAAGGTGATCGCGGCGCCGCTCAGGCCGAAGTTGTGCGCGCCGCTGTCGCGCAGCGTGGCCACAGCCACGGCGCCAGTCGCCCCGTCGTAGATCGGGGACCCGCCGCCGCCCGACGCGAGGTGAAACTCGCCCGCGCGGATCTGGTTCATGGCGAGGACGTTGTTCGCGTCCGTGTCGTTGGCGTTGAGCCGGGCGATCTTGTTGGCGGTGGTATCCCACCGGCGCAAGGAAACGGGGGTCCCGAAAGACATAAGCGCACCTCTCAGTTGGGTTTATGCGAGCGAGCGTGCGGGCCTTTCGGGCGCCTGGAGCGTATCCCGAGGACGGCGCCGTCGCTAGAGCTCAGGCTCGATGAGTTCGTCGGCGTCGTCCTCGGTGGGCGCCGGAAGTGCGGGCGGCAAGGCTGGGGACTCGGCCAGGAATGCGGCCACCTCGGCGCCCAGAACGGCCAGGATTGCGGCGTCGTCCTCGGGGATGGGGTCGCCCAGGACCGCCACGCCCTCGCGGTAGAGGTCCGCCAGGGGCCGCCGGTCGGCGTAGAGCGGGGCGCGGCCCTGCCCGACGCGGCCGAAGTCGACGAGCTTATCCTTGAGGCCGCCGAGGACCGTGTTTGCGCGCTGAATGCGGCCGACGCGGTGGGCGCGGTAGGCGCCCCAGGCGGCCTCCATCTTGACGACCTGGGCATTCCAGGCCTCGATTTCGGCGTTTCCGTGCGCCTGGAGACGCTCGAACAGGTCCGCTACGCGGGCCTCCGACTCGGACACTGAGGTCTTGCGGGCGCGTGAGGGCTTGCGGGGCACGGGCTATCTCCTGCGGGCGTGTTGTACCGCCGATTTGGCGGCCTTGATGGCCCGGTCCCACTGTCGCAGGACCGAGGTTTCAAACAGGTCGGCCAGGTCGGCCGTCGTTGCAACTTCGGGGAGCTCACGCACAGCCGACGCCAGAAGCGCCAGGTTGTCGGCGAGGCCCTCGCGGTCCAAGCGTTCAAGGTCAAGGTGGAACCGGCATCGGTTCCCCGAGACCACTACGCGACCATGCCGCGCGCCGCCCGCGTCGAGTAGGGCGATGAGCAGGAGGTCCGCCGCCACCGGGCGCGAGGGCTCACCCACCGACGGACGGCTGAACGTGGATCGTGTCGGCCGCACTGGCATACCCGACGGCGATCACGTTCTCGGCGTCGTCGGGGTCCTCGACGGGGAGCCCCCCGGCGCCGGCGTAGATCGTCGCGGCGGGTGTGAGGCCAGAGAAACCGGCCACCGGCCCAGCGAAGCGGAAGACGGCGAGGGCCTCGACGACCGCCTCCACGATGCCGGAACAGTGAAGGTGCGCGGCGGGGTCGGTGAGCTCGGCCAGGCCAGCCACAACGGTCACCAGTCGCCCCACCACCACGCCAGCGCCAGCGGGCGCCACCTCCCGCCCAGGCGCGGCCGCGGCCCAGGCCGCGCCGTTCCACCGGAACACCACCCCCGACGCCGCGTGCGTCACCTGTTGGCCCGTGTAGGGCGACGACGGCAACGTGTCGTGCGTCGGCGCGAAGGGAAGGAACACCGGCGGCGAATTGAGCGGGGACGGCACGTCAGCCCTCCCCGCCGACGTAGATCGTCACCTCGCCGGCGCCCCCGGTGAGGGTCGTTTCGAGGTACACGTCCCGATAGGCCACGTTCGCCATGACCCACTCGGTGCCTTCGGCCAGGGCGACCACCGCGTCACTGGTCTTGACCCAGCCGAGGGCCGTGCGGGCCCACACGGTCACGTTGACCGACGTGCGCGTCCCGCCGGCGGTGTTCCGCCAAAACAGGCGAGCTCGGCCAAAGTACCGGGTCTCCAGCGCGGCATCCTTCGCCGCGTCGTTGATGTCGGCGGGGTCGGCCGGCGCCGCGGCCGCGGCCGCTCCCGCCTGCGAAAGCAGCGGCTCCACGTCGTTGTAGGGGAGGCCTCGGGCCGCTTCGATGTTCGCGTACACCGGCATCGCCGGCCCGGTCACAACGTGAAGGGCGTTCGAGGTTCGGGAGAATGACCGCTGAATCGCGGCCACGTCGAGGCGCAGGCCCAGGCGGCCCAGGCTGCGGAGAATGTCGAGGACGGACGCCATCGGTTACCCCTCGCCCCCGCTCGGGGGCGTCTCCGCGGCCGCCTTCGGCTTGCGTCCGCGCTTCGGCGCCCGCTTCGGTGCGGCGGGCTTCGGTGGAGTCTGCACGACGACCTCCCACCCCGTCGAGCGGAAGTAGTCTGCGAGCTCGGGAGCGCCAACGAATGTGATTGTGCCGTCGATGGCCTCGAAGACGCCATGCGACGTTCGGACTGGCCCCGAGGCACAAGGGTTGTGGGCTGTGAACGTGGGCATGAAAGCCGCTCCATGCCCGGCAGGTGTGAGCACAGGGGCCGCGGGCGGGCAACCGCACCCAAGCGGGAGGGTTGAGACGGGCGCCAGCCGGCGCCCGTCTCAACCGGCTACAGGTTGGCCTGGGCCGAGCTCTGATCGCCGGGCCCGAAGACCTGGCGCAGCGCGAGGTCGGGCTTCACGTTGCGGATCACGGCGTGGTGCCGGGGCAACGCGATCTTGAGGGCCCCGAACAGGAGCAGCGCCCAGCGGTAGGACGTGTCGAGGTTCCCCAGCGGGAAGTTGAAGAAGGGGAGCAACTGCTTCCAGCACAAGGCCTCGCGGTTGTTGCTCAGGAGGAACAGGTCGGAGCACCCCGGCAGGTTCTCGGCGCGGTCGGTGTAGGTCACGTTCGCGCCGCTGGCCGCGCTGATCTCGTCGATCTGCGTGGCGGTGGGCGCGAGCAGGCCCGGCTCGGTGCGGTAGATGATGAAGCCGGTCGCCCGGTTCAGCGCGCCGGGGACGGCGCCATCCTTGATCGTGAAGGGCGCGGACTGGCCGGCGCCGATGTTGGCGTCGTTGAGGGTCAGGGGGACGCTCATCCCGTACTCGTTGATGGCCACGGCGCGGTACTTGACCACGCCGCCGGCGCGCGCCGCCTGGCCGTTGCCGTACAGGCTGTCCGCGTCGTTGGCCGGCGTGGGCTGGCTGATCACGATGGGGAGCACGGGGCGCTTGCTCGGGTCGGGGCCGGCCCCGAGCTCGTCGCACACGGGGGCTTCTTCGATGGCGAGCGGGTGCTTCCGAATCCGCACCTCGTCACCCTCGGCACAGTGATCGAAGGTCATGCCCTTCAAGCTGTAGTTGGGGTGAAAGGCCTTGCCGAGCATGGAGCGCATTCGGGGCGCGTAGACCTGCCGGATCGTCTTGTGCATCCGGGGGCTGCACAGGATGTCGGTCGGGTAGCCCCAGTTGGGCCGCTCGGTGATCCGCTCCATGCCCTCATCGATGAGCGCCTCGGTGGGCGCGATGCCGCCGGCGTCGAGGCTGATCCCCTCGCGGATCATCGACTGCTTGATCCCCTCGAAGGTCATCGGGTTCACGGTCGGGTTGCCGTAGAGCATCGCCCACTCGATGCCGGCGAGGATTTCTTCGGCCCCGTCCTTGTTCTGGGCCTTCACGGTGTTACCCGCGATGGACTTCACGAGCCGCGCCTGGATCGGGAGCCGCCGGACGGAGCCGGCGAACTTCATCGCGACCTGCTCCAGCGTGTAGGTGCTGTCCGACTCGGGCGGCAGGCCGCCCTCCTGGTGGAACATGAACCGACGGCCGAGCGAGCCCTGCGACTGCTTGCGGACGTACTGGTGAACCGTGCTCCACACCTTGTCGTGGTGGGTCTCGCGGAACAGGAAGGTGTGCTTCCGCGGGTCGAAGCTCATGTTGTGGAGCACGTCGTCGAGGTCCTGGGGGACCGTCGCCATCAGTTGACCGGGGTTGAGGTCCCCGATCTGGGCCGGGAACGTCGCCCCGACGCTCATCGACTTGAGGAGCTCGCCCACCGAGCCCTTCCCGAGCGCCGCCGCGACGCCGGCGCCGGTGACCTCGGCCTGTCCGCCGAAAATGTCCGCAATTTCCACGATGGTTTCTCCAATCTGAGAGCGCCAGGCGCCCGGTGGTCCGAGTGCGGCCCTACGCGCCGCGCAGGTTGTGTGTCAGCCGGCCACGAGGGCGCGCGCACGCGCCGTCTCGCCGATGGTCAGGTCTTCGAGGGCCTCGCCGATCATGGCCTGCTTCGCCGTGTCGTCGCGGGAGGTCGCGCCGCGCATGGTGCGGAGCGACTTCCGCAACGTGTTCAGGTCGTCACCGGCGCTGGGGGCCCCCAGCGCGTCGTCGTCCAGCGACTTGCGCAGACGGGGGCGGGCCGCGGGCTGCGCCGCGTCCACGCCGGCCAGGCCGGCGCCGCGGCTCAGGAAGGTGGCGCGGAGCTCGGTCATGCCCTTGCGGAGCTCGCCGAGGGCGTCGGTCTGCGCGTGCAGGATCTCGCCAATGGCGGTGACGGACTTCGCCATCGCCTCCACGCCGGTCCCGTTCCACAGGGTCGCGTCACCGAGGCGGTCGATGGCCTCCGACACGCCCTTGACGAAGCCCTCGACGAGATCGTCGGCGTCCATCGCCATCGCGGCCGCGACGCCATCCTGGGCGCCGATGATCTCGCGGGCGTCGGGCACCTCGGGGTAGTCCTCCGACTTGGCGAAGGGCTCCGCGTCCGCGATCTCGTTGTCGAGGGCGTCGAGGTCGAACAGGGGGCCGAAGTCCTCCGACTTGCCGAACTCGCCGTTGAGGGCGTCGCCGGCCTCCGAGCCGTTCCCGCCGTCCACGTCGCCGCCTTCGAGCTCGTGGACCGCATCGGCCGCGTCGTCGTTGCCGTCACCGGCCATCGACTTGAGGCACGCCAGCGCGGCCTTGTCGCCACCCTTCGCCATGCTTTTGAGGTAGGGCAGGATCTCCATGTTCACGCTCCAGTTGCGCCGGACGCGCCGGCGAGGATGGTTCTGATCTGCGCGTCGGTGGCACCGGGGAGCCGCGCGCGGACATAGGCGACTGCCTGGGATTTCTCCAGGCGGGGACGTGTGCGACGGCGCCCGTTTCTGAGGGCGTCCGATGCGCTGTGAGACCGCGCGAACGCGGCCCAATCGAAGGCCAGGCCCCCGAAGAACTGCACTTCGTCGTCGTGGCCGTCGGCCCGACGGCCGAGGTCCTGCGGCACCAGCGCGCCCATCTGGCCAGGCTGGCCGCTGGCGCCAGGGAAGGCGGCGCCCAAGCGGACGGCCTTCTCCATGTGCGCCGTGAGGCTCTTGGCGATTGGTTCAAGTTCGGTGTTCGGGTTGACCGGGCAACGGGTGATCGCGATCTGCCGGGCAACCGAGCGGACGATCCGTTTCTGGTCGGTCACGTCCCGTTCGAGGATCGCGCCCTCGACGCTGAAACCGTAGTTGCGGCCGGTCCCCGCGAGAGCGCGCGCGTTCGTCCACACGCGCCGGCCCTCGGGCGTGTCGAGCAGGTAGCCCTCGACGGCCGTCGCCGGTACGCCCTTGACCTTCGTTCGCCACACCTTCGTCGGGATGCCGAGCTCCTGGCCCGTCTCGCGGCGGTGATTGTCGTTGAACCACCCGCGGCCTTGCGAGATCGGGGAGCAGTCGAGGCCGGCCTGCACGACCACCTCGCCTTGTAGGTCTCGGTGCTCGGTGCTCACGATGCCGCGAATGCGTAGCCGCTTGCCCTTGGGCGCGTCGGCCTTGAAAAAGGCCTCCCACGGCATCCACCCGTGAAGGCGGGTTGTGGGGCTGGGGGCTGGCATGGTCACGCCGGGCTCTCCAAACGCAAAAAGGCGCCACAGGGTCTCCCCTGGGCGCCTCTCGGTGTCCCCTGGGGGACTAGGCCGCTAATGAGTGTCGCTATCGCGTCTGCCCGAGAGGCTAAGGCGTCTCGGGCGCGTGCGTCAACCTGGCCGCGGCCCGAGCTCGCGCGGCTGCGGCCCGAGACTGGCGGTTGAGGGCTGCCGGCCGGTACTCGGGGGCGAGCTCCACCGGAACCGGCGTGTCGCGCTTACAGCGCGGGCACGGGGCCTTCGCGGCGCCGTCCGGCCCGAACGCCAGGACACGCACGCGCAACTTGAGCCGGCCGCCCTGGTGAGCCCCGATGGTGTGGCCACACGAGCCGCACCGGATTGAACGCGGTTCGTCCACCGTCACACGCGCAGCGGCATGATGATGTGCTTCTCGCCGTCCTCGCGGTGTACGGCCATCGGCGCGAGGCCGTGGTCGCTGTCGTCGGCTCGGGGCTTCATGCTCCCGGTCTTGATCTGGACCGTGCCCTTTGCGCCCTGCGTCGCGTCGGAGAGGTACTTGTGATTGATGCCCACCTGCCCGTCAGGGTGCGAGGTGTCGCCCAGGTGGATGCGTGCCACGCCGCCGTCTACCGCGTGGCCCACGTCGGCGGTGGCGTAGAGCTTCCCGTCCTTCCGTTCAAGGCGCATGTGGGGGACCTTCCCGTCCATGTGCGGCTTGAGCATCCGAAGTGCGGTCGTGAGGTGCTTCGCATCGACGTGATCGACGTGGGGGTGCCCCTTGGGCGTGACCTGCGTGTAGTCGGGGAAGTTCACGTCGCTCTGCGAGCCTCGGCCCCAGCCCTTGTGCCACGCGGCCACCTTCTCGGCGTCGCCCTCGATGTGCTTCGGCACCGCGTCGCCGTGAGCTCGGTAGGTCGCCCCGTCCTCGTGGTCACCCTTCACGGGGATACTGGCCAGGCGGTGCCCGTCCGTCGCGGTGGCGTGCCCATCCTTCACATGGTAGCTCTGCAAGTTGACGCGATCATCCTCGGTGCTGGCGAACTTCGCCATGCGGGCGGCCGCCTTCGCTCGGGTCGTGTGCGGCTTCGCCTCGACGTTGAACTCACCGGCGGCGGGCGCCGTCGCCTGCGTCATGGCGTGCAGGCTGGCCGCGTCGGCCCCCGCGGCGGCCTGGCGCCGGCGTTCCTTGTAGACGCCCACCGCGCGCTTCGCCGTGCCCGTGGCGAGGGCGTGCTCTACGTCCTCGCCCGAGTCCCCTCGGTGGAGCATCCCGGCCGCGTGCAGGGCTTCGCCCTTCGTGTCGGCCTTGATCCCGGTGTGCTTTCCGCCCTTCTTGACCGTCCAGCCGTTACCGGACTTCGCCGCCTCGTGATCGCCGTGGTCGCCCTGGTGGAGCTCGTGATCGGCGCGCGCGGTCTGCTCCCGGTGGAAGCGGTCGTGTAGACCGGGCTCGTTGCGGTGCTTCACGATCTCGCCCAGGCGCTCGTCGGAGAGCTTCGCCGGCCAGTTGGGCGAGGGGATGTTGTCGCGCTTCGAGCCGGCCTCCGCGACGTTCTGGTGCCGGTCCATGACCTCGGCCACCTGGCCGAGCGACACGGGGCCGTGCTCGTCGTGCTCGATGAGCTTCGAGCCTTCGAGGTGCTGGCGGATCGCGATCCCCGTCTTGTCGTACCCGCTGAGCTCCTTTCGCCCAGGCGTCCGCCTCGTCTGCCCGGCTTGCGTGCTCAGGTCGGCCAGTAGCCGGCCGTGGGCCTGCTCTTTCGTCTCGTTGGCGTCGCCCCACCCGTCGGTGCCGTGCTGCTTTTCGAGAGCCGCGCGGCTCGCCCCGCGGTTCCACGACTCGCCGGTCGTGCCGTCCGCGCCGACCTTCTTCCACGTCGTCTCGCCGGCGTGGCCCGTGTTCCGGCGGTAGGTGCTCCCGTCCGGCGCTTTGATGTGTTCGTGGTCGCCGCCGAACACCTCATGCACGCCGCCGTGGTCGTGCAGGGAGTCGAGGACGTGCTTCCCGTGGCCCAGGAGATCGGCGGCCATGCCGCGCATCTTGATCTCGCCCTCCGCGTGCTTGTCGCCGGCGCTGGCCCGCTTGCGAAGGTCGCTCATGCCCGCCGCCAAGTGACTGAGCTCGGTGCCGTTGACCCCCACCTTCGGCTGAACCTCGACACGGGGCACGCCGAGCCGCTGGGCGGCGTTGTCGCGGGCGCGGAGCTCACCGACGGCGTTCTCCGCGGCGCGCTTCCGCTGGCCGTTGGGGTGCCAGTCTTTGCCGTCTGCGGTGCGGCCTCGGGTCTTGATCCCCTCCAACACCGCGTCGGGAAGGTCGGTCCAGGCCGCGCCGAGGGCCATGCTCTCGTGTCCGCGGTGCTCCCCCGCCAGGTGGCCGAGGGCATGGACCGCGCGCCGCATGGTGGCGGGGATGCTTCGGGCACGAGAGCCGGTCTTGCCGATGCTGTCCATCGCGGCGCGCACGATGTCGTGCGCCGGCACCTTGCCGAAGGCGAGCTCAGTTGCGGCGGGGTGCCCGCCCTCCCCGGTGACCTTCGCGGCCAGGTCTACGAGCTTCTCGGGGCTCTTGTCCTTGGCCCAGGCGTGGAAGGCCTCGGGGTCGGGCTTGCCTTGGCCGTGGAACGCGACGGCATCCTGGGCGCTGGAGAGCACGGCGTCTCGCTGCGCGATCAGACTTCCGCGCTTCCGCAGGGCCGCGTCCCGCGGCTTCCCGCGGCGGGTGTGGGCCGCCTCGACGGCCTGGGCGTGTCGCGTGACGGCCTCGGCCGCGTCGTGGAGCTCGCCGGCGTCCACCTTCTCACCGCGGGCCCGTGCGCTGGCGTGCGCGTGGAGCTTGGCGAGGGCGTCCTGGCCCTTGTTGTACGCGATGTGAGCGCGGCCCCCCACCGGGAGGCCGTCGGCCTTCGCGGTGTAGCCCTCCATCCTGCCCAGGGGCGCCGCGATCACGGGCCCGCCGTTCTCCGCGGCCTCAATCGCCGTGTTGTCGCGGTCGATCCTGGGGACGCGCATCTCGTGTTCACGCCCGTCGGGGTGCGTGACCTTGACTCCCGTGTCGGTGGTCTCCACCTGGCCGCCGTTCCCGAGCTTGATCGGGCCCTCATAGAGCGCGCGCCGGAAGGCCTGCGCGCGCTGGTACTGGTCCTCGGGCCAACCGTCGTGGTGGTGCTTCGCCTTGGGCTCGTCGGCCTTCTTCGGCTTCGCCTTGGGCGCGTCGTCGGGCTTTCCCGTCCCCTTGCGCTTCGCGGCGTTCTCCCGGCGCTGGGCGAGCTCGTCGGGGGTGAGCTCACCGCCGGGCCCCCGCTTGCCGCCCTCGGGCTCCTGGGCCGCCTTGCTGGCGCTGTAGGGCGAGCCCGTGCCGTGGTGGATGGCGTGCGCCTCCGCGAAGGCGCGCGCCTTCTCAGGCGTGGCGAACACGAAGCCCTTGCGCCGCACCATCTGGCCGCCGAAGCCGGTCGCGATGGCCCCGAGCCGCTGGTGGTCCTCGCGGCCGCGGCGGGTCGTGAAGTTGACGACGTGCTCCGCGGCCCCCGTCCGCTTGTTTCGGCCCTCCTTCACGATGGCATCGCCCACGTCGTTGCGGTCGTCTCCGCCCCAATGGCTGTTCTGGTCGCGCAGCCGGGCGAGGAACTTCTCTGCGGTCGCGGTGGCGCTCCCCTTGCCGGGGTGCGGGGGGGTGTCGCGCACGGCGTTGGGGCCGGCCGCCTTGATCTGCGACAACACCGCGCGGGCCCACTTGAGCACCTCGAAGTTGCCGCCGCTGGCCTCGCTGCGCTTGATAAAGGCGGTCGCGTCGTTGATCGCCGCGGCCGTGAAGCCGCCCGCGCCGCCGTTCTCGTGGTGGTGCGCCGCAACGGCATCCCGCGCCTTCTGGCGCTTCATCTTGAGCTCGTCCGGCACCGGGATCTGGTCCATGCGCCGGATGCCGCGCTCGCGCAACTTGGCGGACCCGCCCTGCTCTTTGATCCACGCGCTCTGGTGGTCGGCGACCGCCTGGTGAGCGGTCGCCGCCTCGCCGCCTCGGCGCTTGTGTTCGGCCTGGCGGGCCTCCCGCCCCTTGGGGGCGGGCTCGGCCTTGGGGGCGGGCTCGGCCGCCTTGAATCCGCCGTCCTTCGTCAGCCCAGCGGCCAGGTACGCCCGCTCCCCGGCTTCGGACGTGATCGTCCCCGCGGCGAGTAGCCGCGAGACGTGATCGCGGACGTTCTGTCGCTCGTCGTCGGTGCTGGCGAGCTTGGCGTTCGCCGCGATGTTCTCGCCCACCTGCGCCGCAGTCCCCGCGCGGAGGTGCTCGGGGACTGCGGCCTTCTTCGGGTCGATGGGGGTGAACTTGCGCCGCCGGCGCGCGTTCTCCCGCCGCTGCTCCTTCTCCTTCTCGGTGAGCTCCCCGCCGACCCGCTTCGGCTCGTCGCCCTTGGCGCCGCCGGCGGCCGCGCCGGCCGCTGCGTGGGCGCGCTTGCGCGTCACGAGCTCGGCCGGGGACACCTTGAGAGCTCGGGCCGCCAGGGCCTCGAAGCTACGCGCGCCCGCCTCTCCCGAGTAGTCGAGGGCGGCCGCCAGGGTGCCCGCTTCCTCGGGGCTGTTGGCGAGGCCGATGTAGTCCCGCACGGCCTCATAGCCCCGGCCGCCGGGGCCGTACCCGGTCGACGCAAGGGCGTCGTGGAACCTCGCCTTCGGGTCGGCCTTGAGCGCGGCCAAGTCCTTCGCCTTCCGCGCCTTCGTCCGCCCCTCGTGGATCGCCGTGTAGGCCCCGAGGTGCGCTTCGGCCATGCGGCCGTGGTGGTTCGCGTCTTCGAGGCTTGAACGCGGGTCCGCTCGCTTGGCGTCCTCCTGCTTCTTGTGCCAGGCCGCCGCGCTGGAGTGCTCCGCGGAGCTCCAGCCCTCGGTGTGCTCGCCTGGGCCGCCCTTGGGGATCTTCTTCCCGGTGTGCGTCGTGGCGGTGTAGTGGCCCTCGGTGCGTTCCTTCGCGTCCGCGTGCATCCCGTCCGCGATGCCGTGGCCCCCGCGCTTGCGGATCTCGTCCAGCACCTCGCCAGCGCCGAGCGGCTTGTGCTGAGCGGCCTTCTGCTCGGCCACCTCCCGCGCCTTCTCCGCGCTGGCCGCCCGGCCGACGTTCTTCCCGTTGGGCGCGGTGACGTACCAGTTTCCGCGGGTGCCCATGCTCCCGCTCTGGCCCATCTGCCATACGGTCATGTGCCCGCCGACGACCTCGACGTTCTCCGCGTGCTTCCCGTACTTCTTCGCCCAGGTCTCATTGTCGAAGGCCGGGGCGCGGCCCTTCTTCGGCTCGTCGGGCTTCCCGGTCCCCTTGCGGCGCCGCGCGTTCTCGCGGCGCTGTTCCTTCTCCTTCTCGGTGAGCTCGCCGTCGGGGCCCCGCTTCGGGTCGTCCTCGGGCTTCGCCTCGGCGCGCGCCTTCTCGGCGCGGGCGGCCTTCTTCTCGGCCGCGCGGGCCTTCTTCGCCTCGGCGCGCTTGGCCTTGTCGGCCACGGCCTGCTTCCCGGTGGCGCTGGCCGCCGCTGCGGCCTTCTTCTGCGCCTGGCCGTCGTCCATGAGCTTGATACCGCCCATGCTCCAGGCGCTCACCACCTCGGGGCGCAGCGTGGCGCGGACGGCGCGAAGTACGTTCTCGGGGATGCCGTGCTCGTGGGGGGCGTCTTCGTTCTCGCCGCCATAGTGCTTGTCGGCGGCCTCCTTCATGGCCTCGTGCCCGACGCGCTCAAGGTGCGACGTGATCCAGGCCTCCGCGATCTTGCCCTTGTCGGCCCCGGTGGGCGCCGTGAACGAGTGCATCCCGTGGTGAGTGCGGAACACCGAGTGCCCGCCGAACCGCTGTTCTTCCTTCGCGCCGGCTTCGAGCCCGCTCTTGAGCTTCCCGATCTCGCGGCGCAGCCGGCCGATCACGTCGAGCGCAAGGTCCCGCTCGTCTTCGTCGAGCTTCTTGATCGGGACCGTGGACGCGGCCTCGCGGTGGTGGGCGGCGGCGGCCAGGTGGGCGGCCTTGACGTGGGCGGCGCCGGCGCCGGCGCCGCGCGCAGCCGCGGCGTGGTGGCGCGCGGCGTCGTCGTGGTCCTCCTGGCCCCAATCCTCGGTCGCCTCGTCGCGCTCGTCGCCGTGGGAGTCGACGTGGGGGATCTCCCGCCCGCTGCGGGTGTGACCCTCGGCGGTCTTCCCGTGCTTCTCCTGCTCGCGGAGCAGGTGCCGGGTGTGGCCGTACTTGTCCGCGCGGGCCTGTAGCCGCTTCTTCTGCCCCGCCGTCCCGTGCTTCGCCACCGCGGCGAGATCCTCTTTGACCTTCGCGGTGTGCGCCGTGACGGCCTGGGCGTGCTCTTTGTGGAGCATGGCGCGGAGCGCCTTCTTCGAGACGCGCGTCTCGTGGCCGCTCTCGTCGTGCCGGATGGTGACGCGATCCCCGTGATCCTCGTGGACCTCGAAGTGCCCCGCCTGGCCGTTGTGCGCGAGCTTGAACTTCGCGCCGGCCTGCATTTCGTCGTGGTGGCCGAGGCCGCCGCCGCCGGCCACGTTGTAGAAGTAGCGCCAGCCGCCGCGCCCGTCCGGCACCCGCCGAAGGTACTTGTGCCCGGCGCCCTTCACGAGCTCGCCCGACTGGCCGACCCACAGGAGCACGCCGAGGTACTTCGAGACCGGGACGAACTCATCGCCGGGCTCCATGCCCTTTGTGAGCTCGACCGGGAGGGGGCGGGTGAACCGAAGGCTTCGGGTGTCGAACGGGTCCATCGGGGTCCTCACTTGGGCCTATGCCGCCGCACGAAGCGCGGCCGCGGCTCGATACTCTTTTCCAGCTTCGAGGGCGGCACGGGCCGGCCCTCGGAATCCACGCCCCACCGCATCGGCAACCACCGCATATGGCACTGGCAATTGGGGTGCGCGGGCGGCACGCACGCCACCCGGTCGGCCGCCTTCACCCGGAAGTTGACCGAGGGGAGGGGCAGGTCGGCCGCCTTGAACGACTGGCCGCCGTACAGGCGCCGGCAGTTGCGGCACGCGCCCGGCGAGAGGGTCACCGCGACGCGCACGTCGGGCCCTTCCTCGTGGAGCAGGGCGTCGCGCTGGCCGGTCTGCATGTCCGCGTGGAGCTCGGTCTTGACGATGCGGTCGAGGTCGCGCGCGTAGTCCCCGCCGAGGGCCATCGCGACCGCGTGCCGAATGTCTGAGCGGCTGGCGCCCGTCTCGATGCCCTGGGCGATGGCCTCGGCCACCGCCCGCCGGCGCTTCTGCGCCTCGGGCCCCGTGGAGTCGATAGCGACGGTCGTCAGGTCCGCGGCCACCCGGTTCCCCAGCCCGACGATCTGCGCACCTCCGCGCAGCCGGGCCGCCTGGGCCGCCCGCTGGCGCTCGGTAAGAGGTGCCCCCGCCGGCGCCGCGGGGGCCGCTGGGGCCACACCCGCGGGAGGGTCAGCCGGCGGGGGCGGCGGGTCTGCACCGGGCTCGGGCTCGGGCTCGGGCTCGTCGTCCCACCCGTCCCACGTCGCGGCCAGGTCTTCGGCCAAGTCGCGGGCTTCTTCTGCGGTGAGCTCACCGGCGGCTTCGTCGGCGTGGATGCCGTGGCCGAGGGGGACGCCAACGCCCAACACGCCCAGGCCGCGCGCTTCTTCGATGTCCAAGTCGGTGAGCACGCCTTCGAGCCGCAGCCGCGCGAGCTCGTCGGCCGGGATCACCGTCGGGCCGTAGAGCTCCACGGCCAGCGCCAGGTGCTCGTCACGGATCGCGGCCTGGAGCCGCGCCAGGCGCTCAGGGGTGAGCCACAGGTCGTCTGCGGCGGACTTCTGGAGCTCGGGCACCCCCAGCACCTCGAAGACCCGCCGCTTGACCCGCTCGGCCCGCTTCATGGCCACGTCGCGGGCCGCAGCGGTCAGGGCGGCGCCGACGGGCCACCGCCACCAGTCCGGTTCCGACTGCGCCTTGTGGAGCGCCTCGGTGGCCTCGCGGACCATGCGCGGGGTAGACGTGGGGTCGGTGCGCAGGAGTGCCGCGACCACCTCGGGGAGCCGGGCGGCGAGCTCGCCGGGGGCGGCGTCCACGGTGAGGGTGAGAGGCTCCACCGGCGGCTACTCCAGGCCGGCGGCGAGTACCTCGCACAGCACGGGGTCGGTCCCCGCATTCTCCAGCCACAGCCCCGTCGCGGGCGCCGTGATCAGGAACAAACCCACCTGCCCGGTGGCGGGTGGGGAGACGGAGAGGGCCTCGCCGGCGACGCCGGACGTGCGAACCTTGATCGTGCCGCTGTAGACCACCACGAACAGGAAGCGCGGATCGGTGAGGCTGCCCAAGTCGATCTGCCGGTTCTCGGCCGCTGCGACCTCGAACGGTGCGTGCAAGGCGGATCGCGTGAGGGTGGAGACCGTCTGCCGGATGCGCCGCGCCGGGGCAAAGCCCCGTTCGGCGTCGGCCGTCGCGGACGTGCCCGACTGGCGGCTGGCCGCCGTGACGTTCACGTCCATGATCAGGTCAAGGGCCAAGGTCCCGCCTCCCGGCCGCCAGCCGGGGGCGGCTCACCCGTGTTGATGGCCTCGCCAGCCGCTAGAACTGGACGTTGACCTGAACCTGGCCACCGGCGGCGCCAGCCCCGAGGGCGGTCCACACGACGCTGATCACGTCGCCGGCGTCGAACTTGATCACCTTGTCGGTGGCGTCGTAGTCCGCGTGGTCGGTCTTGAGCGCGGCCTCGATGAGCTCGGCGTCGGTGGCGCCGTCGTGGCTCATGACGGCCGCGATGACGGTGGCGCCGTTGATACGCACGTCCGCGGTGGTGACGTTCCCGCCGCCGGTGCGGATCCACGAGTCGGCGCCGACGATGCGGCCCGGCACCAGCGCGCGCATGACCCGCTCGACGCGGTTCGCGACGGGCGTTTCCTCGCGCACGACGTAGGGCCGGTAACGCAAGTCGTTCAGGATGCCTTGTGCGGCGGCATCCGAGGGGTTGGCGAAGGTCGAAGCGTGGCTCATATGGTCAGTCCTCCCGTGGTCTCAATTGCACGCGCGCCCGCACTCTACCACGGGCCGCTCTGGCCTGGCGCGTCTCGAAGCTCTTTGCAAGTTTGCTCTCGTCGAAGGGGTCGCCGTCGCCGTCGCCGTCGCCGTCGTCGGGCTTGCCCTTGGCGCCACCGAACAAGGCTTCTTCGGCGTTCGCAACGTCTTCGTCGCTGGCGTCCCCCTGGCCTTCGCCCTCGGGGCCGCCCTCGGGGCCGCCCTCGCCCTCTGGGCCGCCCATGCCCTCGGGCTGGGGCGCGGTGGCCTGCTGCCACACCTGATTTAGAATCACGCCGCCGGGGGTCTCCTGGGCGTCCTTCTTCGGGAGCGGGCCGTCGCCCATCATGGCGCGCACCTCGTCAACGTGGTGCGTCTTCTCCACGAGCTTGAGCAAACGCTCCTGCTCCGCTTCTTCGCTCCGCTCGTTGAGCCCCGTCGGGACGGCTTCGAGCTCGGGCCAGCGGGTCCAAACTACCCACTTGTTGAGCCACTCGAACAGGCTCCGCACGCGGGGGCGTAGCCAACGGTTGCGGCTCACTTCGATCTTCTCTGCGGCCGAGGCCGTGCCCATCGCGGAGCCCTGGCCGCTGTTCCCGTATGTGAAGTTGATTTCAGCGGGATCGATGCCGCAGATCGCACATAGGAGCTTCGTCAGAAAATCCATCCACTGGTTGAACTCCATGTCTTTGTTCGTCTGCCCGAGACCGATCCACTGAGCTTTCGCGCCCCACGCGATAGGAACCTTGTGTGCGTTGCCAACACCCGACACCAGCGCGTGAAAGTACCGCTCGAAACGGCGCTGTTGCTTCGCCGGCGGCTCGGTGTCGAATTGCAGGATGCCGCGCACGTTGGCGCCCTGTTTGAAGTACGCTTTGTTGTACCCGTAGCCGTATAACCACCCGGCGAGCACGTCTACCAACTGCTCCAACACCGAGTACCCATAGCCGGCGTTCTCGATGTCGGTCATGGGGCGCATCGTGCCCCAAAGCATCTGCTGGCCGTTGAACGATCCCACCACCTGATCGTGGCGGTCGATCTGGACGTACCGCGTTGCCTTGAAGTCGTCGTCGGCGAGCCGAGACCCGTCCTCTGGCGGCATGGCGAGCCGCATCGTGTGGCCAGGCCAGGCATAGAAGCGGTGCGCCTCGAAGCGGCCACCTGGGCGCCAGCCCGCGGCCGGCTCTACCTGGGCGCAGAACTGGTCAAACCGGAACGAATCCCAGAAGCCGGCGCGCACGCACTGTTCGAGGGTCGGCCGGTGGACGAGCTCGGCCACGTCGCCCACGTTGCCGCAGTTGTAGAGGAACGCCTGCGCCTCGTCGAGCGCCCCCCGCTCGGCCTTCGAGGGGCTGTACCGCGCATCCTTCCCGCGGACGCGGAGGCGGAAGCCGGGCAGGTGTCGATTGTCGCTGGGCGTGCAGAACTCGGCGAGTCCATCGCACATGGTGTTTCCGACGGCCGCGATGGGCGGCGTCTTCGCCATGCGCCTCAACACGTCCCACGCGACGCCGCTCGGCCGCTCGGCGTAGTCCCCGCCCGGCGTGCGCGTCATGAATAGTTCGAGCTCGGGATCGGTGAAGATCCCTTCCAGGCCTGCGCCCTTCCCCCCTGCGGCCCTCGCTTCTGCGAGTCCGCCGCGCCTGGGCGTGGCCACCGCGCGCGCCGCGGCGGTGTCCTGGCCCTTGCTCTCTGCCGTCTGCGCGGAGTCTCGGCGGCGGGCCTTGCTCATGCCCTCATTCACCGCGGCCATGCCCTCGCCCATCGCGGCCAGGCCGTCACCCAGCGCCGCCCCGGCGCTCTCCCCGACTCGCTCCCACCACCTCGCCACGGCTACCCCTCCCCGCGCTTCGGCGCGGCCTGCGTGTGGGCGCGCTTCTGCGCGCGTTCTGCGCGGGCGGCTCGACCCTCGCCGGGGGACTCTACCTCACAGCCCTTTGAAAGTGCGGAACCGGCCGTGACCTTTTGACCTCGATTCTTCGGATCACGAAGCCACGCGAGAAGTTCCGTCAACGCCACCTTGCGGATCGCCCCGTAGAAGCCGGGCCCGTCGTAGTGCCCCCGGAAGGCCGCCGCCGCCTCTCGCTTGGTGCCATAGCCCATCATGATCTTGCACTCGTCGTAGCGCCCCGTGCGGGGGTCGGTGGCATGGACTACATACGCCCAGGGTGCGTGCTCCAGCGGCCCGACGAACACGTCCACGGGGTCACCATCCACGCCCAGGGTGCCGACGACCTCCCCGTAGTGGTCGTGCATCTTCGTGGCCCACTTGCGCCCGTCGCCGTCCACGCCGCGGCGCATCGACCCGGCCCGGTTCTCTACGCGGATCGGGATGATCCCCGCATAGGTAATGGTCCCCTGGTACGGGTAGGTCTTTCTGTTGCGCTTGGGTGGCGGCCCGATGGGGTGGGCCTTCGCCAAGTTGGCCGCAGGCTGCGCGAGCTCGGCGCGCGCCGCGGCGACTCGCTCGGCTGCGAGCTCGCCCGCAAGGTGCGACTGGCCGAGTTCGGCCAGCGTGAAGCCTTCACCGGCCGGGCGCTCGGCCTCGGGGCGCCTGTCGAAGCCGGGGGGCTTCGGGAGAAGCGGAACCGTGTCCTCGTGGACCTCGACGCGCCAGCCCTTCCACCGAAGGAAGTCGGCCGCGTCGGCCACCTGGCGCGGGTCCTCGGGGTCGAAGCCTCGGTAGGCCCCAGGCATCCGGCCTGAACGGTGTTGAACGCGGCCCACCCACAGGCCCACGGTCTCGGGGCTCGGGGTCATGGTGAGACCCTCGCCGGCGGCGAACTCGTGGGGCTCCCCGCCGCCTGGGGCGGTGACCGTCGCGCGGAACCTCACGACCTGGCCTTGAAGTGACCCGTGGCGGGGCCGAACGCTCCCGAGACGACGGCCAGCACGAAGCCAAAGAGCATGGGATCGTCCCGTTGGAGCTCGGCCGGGTCGTGAAGGTAGGCGTCAATGCCCATGCTCAACACCTCTGAGGTTCCAACGTGGTCGTAGTGCTTCGCGGTGTACCGGCTCGCGAACTCGTCCTCGTAGGCCACCTCGTAGGCCTCATACCCGGCGCCGAGGTGGGTCGCTGATTCGCCAGCGCATCGCTCGCGGAGCATGGCCTTAGTTGCCGCACCGATGGCCTTGTTTCCGAACTCGATTTGATGTCCGTACTCGTGCCACAGCGTTCTTGCGTTCACGGCTCCAGCCGGGCCCATGTCCTGCCGGATGATGCCCTCGTGCCCGGCGTGCGCTCGGAATTCACCCCGGTACAAGTCGATCCGCACGTTCCGGGGGACGACCGACTGCGCCACGTTGGCGAACAGGTGCGCCAACCTCCCAGGGTCCGTCTGCGTGTCGTAGCTCTGGAATCGGTCTAGTGGCTCGGCGCGGAATTCTTCGGGGGTCTTCTTGACCCCAGCGCCCGTGCGCCACGAGGCGCGCACCTGCTCCGGTGTGCCCGTGTCGAGGCTGGCCAGGCCGGCCGCCGGGTCGCCCTTGATCCCGAGGGCTTCGCGGATATGCGCGAGGTCCTCACTCGATGCCTTCTCGCGCACGCGGCGCCTCACCTCGCGCATCGCCGCGGCGTCGAGACCCAAGGCGTCGGCCTGGGCCCCGTCGAGCCGCCAGGCCTCGGGCTTCGGCATCTTCTCGCCGGGGAACCACTCGGCCCACACCTTGCGGGCCTCGCTGGGCCCTACACGGGCCTCGCGCGAGGCCTTGCGAGCCTTCACCTCCCGGTCGCGCGCCGCCAGGCCGGCGTCGTAGGCCGCTGTCGCCCGCTGGGCGATCTCAGGCCCGAGGGCCTTGGACAGAGGGCCGCCGTTGTCCGTCTTGAGCATGGGCGCCACCATCCATAACGTCGCGACGGGATCCTGTTTGAGCATCCACTCGTGATCCTCAGTCAAGGCTTCTTCGACGGCGGCCCCGGCCTCCTTCATTTCGCCGTGATAGAGCTTCGAGTAGACCTCCGACGCTTCACCTTCGAGCCGGCCGACCCGCCCCGCGACTACTCGCGTTTCGGCCTTGGCGTAGGCCGCGGCCGTGGCCACCTCGGCCCGTGATAGCCCCGTCTGCTCGATGAGCGCGTCTGTCAGGTGATCGGCCTTCGTGCCGGGGAGCTCGCCCACCGCGGCGAGCGCGGCGGCGATCTTCGCCTGGACCGGCGCCCAGGACTGCGCGTGCTTCGCGCGCACCTGCTCGGCGGCCTGGGCGCGACCTGCGTTGAGGGCCGCGATAGCCATGCTCGTCGGCATGGTGACCATGCCTCGGGCCCCGATGAGCTCCCCGACTGCCATCTGAGGGTCTGCGCCGGGGGGCCATTCAAGCGGCGTATCGTCCACCCCGAGCGTTCGCCGCTTCTCCTGGGCCGTCTCGAACAAGGCGGCGAGCGTCACAGGCGCCGGCGGCGCCAGCGCCTCGGGCCGCATCTTCTCGACGGGGACCGTCGAGTCGATGTGCAACGCTCGGGCGGCGGCGCCGAGCTCATACTCACCCGTCGGCAGGGACTCCGACACGTCCACCCCGGCGATGTAGCCCTTGTGCTGGGCCATGAGCTCGCGGGCCAGCCGGGCCACCTCCCGCTCGTGATCCGTGGCGTCGTCGGGGAGCTTCTCGAAGTTGGCGCCGACGACGATCCAAGTGTTGCGGCCGATGTCCTTTGCGGCGTTGCTGCCGCGGAGCGCGGCGGCGACCTTCCGAGCGGTCGGCGGCTTCGTGACACTTCGCGCAAGCGATGGCACCCCATCCCAGGTGCCGCGGAGGTACTTCCCGTTCCACGCGGGCGGCCACCTGTTGTGCCGGTCCTCCGCTTGCGTGTCCTGTTGCCACGCCCCGCCCAGGCCGTCGGCCAGGCGGTAGAGGTAGCGGAACCGAACGGCCTTCTTGATCCGGTCGGGGTGCCGGTGCTGGAGCACCTCGGATGCCGACCACGGCCGGGCGCTGCCGAACAGGGCGATCTCCGCGCGGAGCTCCGCGAGCTCGCGCCCGAGTTCCGCGGGGCTGGCGGGCGGCTCGACGGTGCTCGGAAACCACCGATAGAGGTCCTCCCAATCCAGCGCGCCAGCGCGCGCGAGGTTGAGGGCCGCCGCCCAGCCGGCCGCGCACTTGCGAAGCCCCTTCACCGACGGGGCCTTCTCGAAGTCTCGGTGCGCCTGGGCCGCCTGGCGAGCGGCGATCTTGCACTCGCGCACCCGGCGCGCGCGGCGGGCCTTCGTGGCCTCGCTCGTGAGGGGGGCGTGCGCTTCGTTGAGGTGGCGCGCGGCGCTGTAGGCGTTGTCGAACGCCTTGCGCTCGCCGGTCTCGTCGTGGACGAGCTCGACCCCCCCACCTTCGAGCTCTCGCACCTCCCAATGCCCTGCGCCCTTCCCGTCTGCGACCTTCGCGCCCTCGGTGATATGGCGTCGGGACACCGCGTCGACCTTCTCGGCCGAGCCGCGCCCGTTGAAGTTGCGGTGCTGGTAGTCGTACCGCCATTTCGGGGGGGCGTTGGGATTGGGGGTGCGCCGGACGTACTTGTGCCCGGCGCCCTTCACCAGCGAGGCGCGGTAGGCCTGGGCGCGGAGCTCACGGGAAGGGGCCGGGGCAAGCTGCGCGCGGGCCCGAGCTCGGGCTACTCGGGTCGGTGTGTCCACGGGCGGCATCCTACCACGGGGCGCCAGCGGGGCGCGTCAGGCGCGGGCGGCCTGGGCGCACTTGGCGTTGTAGGCCCTCACCGCGGCCGGGACCTTCTCGGCCGGAAGCGCGTAGCCGTCGTTCTCCACCTCGCTCACCGAGAGCTTGGGCGCGGCGACCTTCTGCCCCGCCTGCGTCCAGTGGTACACCTTCCCGTTGCGGACCTCGACCGGCTCGCCGCCAGTCAGAACGTAGTACATGGTTCACCTCCACTCATAGGATACCGGACACCCGTCAAGGGGTCCAGTCGAGATCACCCGATGTGCTGGCCCGCGCGGCCGGTGGCCGCGATGGCGGCGCGGGACAGTGACCCGGCGCGGGCGTCGCCTCGCTTGTGGGCATGGGCCGCGGCCCGATGGGCCTGGGCCGCGTCTCGGTGAACGCGGGCTTCCTGGCCCTTGAGCTTGATCCCGGCCTCGTCGTGGTGCCCGGCCGTCCGGTTGTGGTTGTGAACGCCGTACTTGTGGGCCGTGTCGTGGTCGCGGGAGTGCAGGGCCGCGGACATAGCCTTGGCGCGGTGCGAGAGCCCCGCCGCATTCTCGTCGCCGGCCAGGTGGGCGGCCATCGCCTGTTGGTGAGCGGCCATCGCGTCTTGGTGGCCGGCGCCCTGCCCGGCCTTCCCATGCTCGGCGGCCGCGGTGCGGTGCTCGGGGACGTAGTTGGCGACCTGCCCCGCCGCGCGCGCGCTGAACGCTGCGGCCTCGGCCTCGGCGTGCCCGGCCCCGTGCAGGTTCGAGGCCTGGGCGGCGGCCTGGGCGTGTAGACCGGCCGCCTTCGCGTGGAGCGCCCGGTCGTCGGGGTGGGCGCTTTCCTCGGCGTGGTAGCCGTGCAGGTCGGCGCGGTCGGCGTGGTGGGCGTTGGCCTCGCGCTGGTTGCGCGTGTGCGGGTGCTCCGCGCCAGCCACTCGGGCCATGCCCGCGGCGAAGGTCAGCTTCGAGCTCCAGTCGTAGGCGCGCTGGTCCCCCTTGAAGTCGTTTTCGCGGGTCACGTCGTAGATGAGGTGCATCTTCTCCTTCGCGCCGAGGATGGCGCGCGGGTGAATCTGGAGCTCGGCCTGCATGTGGCCGCCGTCGGGCGTGGGGAACTGCACCCAGGCGTGAACGGCGCAGTAGGCGCCCCGCTCGCCGTTCGTCCACTTGTTCTCGACGAGCACGTCCCCGCCGATGGCCTTCGCGTGCGTCCGCATGGACGCCACGATCTTGCTCACGTCCTCGGCGTGGTCGACGAGCAGGGACGCGCGCAGGCAATCCCCGATCTGGTCGTTGCAGACGTGCGCCACGGCCGCCGCGTGGTCGGTGAAGCTGCCGCGATCCACGAGCCGCTCGGCCTTCGAGGTCACCTTTCGCGTCAGGCTCTTGAGGGTCTTTGTGGCGTACTGGTCGCCCTCGCCCGCGTAGGCCGCGGCCGCCGGAACGGCCTTGGCAATCCCGCGACACCAGTCCATGTAGTGCGGCGCGGTGGCCTCGGCCAGCTTCACGAGATCGGCCGGCGTCGAGGCCTCCGCGTTCTTCCAGTCCGCCTCACGCGCCAGCGCGTCGGGGTGGTCTCCCACGTTGCCGATCCGCGCGCTGATCTTCTCACGAAGGCTGTTCCACTCGTGGTGCGGGTCGCGCACGGGCACGAGGATCGGGTTCCCCTTCGAGTCGTGGTTCTCCCGGTCCAGCCTGGCGCCGCCCATCTTCGCGCCCATGCGGGCGAGCTCGTCGGCCTTGAGGTCTTCGCGCAGGTCCCCGTGCTCATGGCGGTGGGTCTGCGGCTCGGGCTCGCTGTGCGGCCTGGCGTGGTGCTGGAGGTCCTCGGGGTAGACGTAGTGCCAGCCCTTGCCCTTCTTCACCCGGTAGACGTAGCGGCCACCACGGGCCACGTCGGATTTCCGTAGGTCGTCGCGGCCCCAGGCCTTGCGGAAGCGCGCGATCCGTTGCTCTCGGCGGGTCATAGCGTCCTCACTTGATCGGCTTATAGTCGTCTGGGGCCTGGCCTACGTCAAAGTGACCCCTCGGAAAACCCATGTGCCACTCGGCGAACTTCGGATTGATGTAGCCGTCGACCCAGTGCATAAGCTGGCGGCCCCGGTCGCGCCCCGCGCGCCCCGTGTCGTACTGCGGCGTATTCTCGGAATCCGCCTTGCCGTAGCCCTTCCAGTCGCTCTTGACGACCGTCGGCATGAGCCGGACGTATTCTTCGTCAAAGGGCTCGATATCCCCGTTCGGGAGCTCCACGTCGTAGCTGTCGCCGTTGACGTAGTGGACGCGCCCGAGGAACGCATCATTGACCCCGCCCTCGCCGTCGTAGGTCCACTGGCTCATGTTCTCGACGGCGTGCTCACCCCAGCCCGTCAAGGTGTACCCCTTGTCGGTCTTGTCGACGATGCCCCAGGACACGAGCTCGTCCACCGTGGTTTGCATCGCCGGGGGGATCGTCGTGTTCCGCGTGAGGTGGTCGAGGGCGAGCCGCTGCTCTGCGTCGTATACGTCCCCGCCGCCGGCCGAGTCGGTGTTGCGGACCCACACCTTGTCGCCCTCTCGGATGCCGCCCCCGTCCTGCTTCGTGTGTTCGTTCTCGTAGACCACGCCGTCGCGTAGCAGGCCGGCGCGCGGGAACTTCACCACGGGTTTCCCCTTCGGACTCACCCATGCGTCGCCGGTCCACCTGGCGATCTCCTTCCCGGTGGGCTCGGCCTGGCCTGGCGAGCTCCCGCCGATGATCTCCCCCAGGTGCTCGGCCACCTGGGGGATCACCGCGTTACCCGCGAGGACCGTGTGTGCGATCCGGGTCTGCCTGTGCGTCCCGCTGTCGCGGAGCGGAGGCGGGTCCGACTGCCAGTGGTGCCCCGTGAGCTCACGGTCGGGCCGTTGCCAGTCGAGCTTGACGCCTGGGCGGTGGCACACCACGAACACCCGATCTCGCTGGTGTGGAGCTCCCACCGACGCGCCAGAGATTGAATCCCAGGTCACCTCATAGCCGAGGGCCTGCATATCCATGAGCACCACGTCGAGGCCGCGTGAGCGCAGCAAAGGGACGTTCTCGAAGACGACCCAATCCGGGTCCTGCCCTTCGATGATGTCGCGCATCTTGCGGTAAAGCCCCGACCGCTCCCCGCTGAGCCCCTTGGCGCGCACGTTGGCCGCCGAGAGATCCTGGCATGGGAAGCCCCCGATAATCATGTTCGGGCGCTCTGCGGGCTTGTCCTCGCCGCTGGCGAGGGTGTTCACGTCCTCGTGCTGGGCGACGCCGGGGAAGGCGCGCGCGAGGACCTTGCGCGCGTAGGGGTCGATCTCGCATAGGCCGGTGGTGCGCGCGTGAGGTAGCCCCGCGTGGAGCCCCATATCGAAGCCACCTGCGCCAGAAAACAGGCTCAGGATGCGGAGCCCGGCCCCGCCGTGCCCATCGGCGCCGCTTCGCCAGGCGGTCGGTGCAGGTGCGGCGGGGTTGTCGCTCGTGGCCTTCGCGTAGGCCACCCCTGTACCGCGGCCAACGTCGCGCCCGGCGGCCTCGAAGGTGGCGCCGCTCGTCGTCACGTTGTCGACGAAGATCACGGGCCGGGCCGCGTCGAGCTCGCCGGTGACCTCGAAGCGGTGCGCGTCGGCGGTGTGCCCGGCCAAGCCACGTTTGCGCCGCTGGTGTGAGGGCTCGGTCGGGGCCAGCCGGTGCAGCACGTCGGCCACCGAGGCGCCGTGAACCATGCCGGCGATCTGCTCGCAGAGGGCGGCGTTCGCGCGCGTGTCGCCCTTCGAGGACGGGATCGGCACAAGTTGGGCCAGGGCGGGCACGGCCTGGGCCATCGCGCGCGCGGCGGTCCTCGTGTCCTCGGGGGTCTCGTGGGCGCGCTTGATCGCGTAGGCCACGCGGCGCACCTCGGCCTCGGCTGGGGTGAGCTCACGCTCGCGCGGCGAGACGTAGGGGCGGACGCCCACCCCTGCGTCTTCTGCCAGGTGCCGCGTGTGCTGGTAGCGCCGGGCACGGGACTCGACACGGGCGCGCTGGGCCGCGGTCCCGTGCTTCTTCACCGCTTCGAGATCCTCTTTGACCTTCGCGGCGTGTCCGCTCACAAGGGCGGCGTGCTCGCGGTGCAGCATGGCCGCGAGGGCCGCCCGCGTGATCTCGACCTCGTGCCCCGTCTCGTCGTGGCGGACGCGCACGAGGTCGCCGTCGAGTTCTGCCGTGACGTGGAAGTGCCCCGCCTGGCCACCGTGCGAGAGCTTGAAGGCGGCGCCGGTGGTGATCTCGTCGGCGTGCCCCAGGCCTGCACCGCCGCCGGCGCTGTAGTAGTAGCGCCATTTCGGGGGCGGGTTCTTCGCCGCGACGCGCCGGATATACTTGTGCCCGGCGCCCTTCATGAGCTCACCGCGCGACCTCACCCACAGGATGCGACCCATCCATTCGGGGACCTCGACGGCCCGCGAGGCGCGCGCTCTGGCCGCGCGCTCAAAAACCAAGGGCAACTGGCTCACGGGGCCTGCTCCTGCTCCTGCTCCTGCTCTGGGGCGAGGGCCTGCACCTCATACTGCGCCTGCTCCACCTGCGCCGCCGCCTCGAATAGCAGGGCGCGCGCCTCCGCACGAGCTCGGGCGCGACGCGCGACCGCGAGAGCTCGTCGGCGGGCCTCCGCGCGGCCGATGCGGTGCGCGCGCCGGCGGCGCGTCCGCTCGACCCGCTTCGGGACGGGGCCGACGCGGGGCGTCCTCACAGCGCGCAGCCACTCGACGTGGACCCGCTCGCGGGCCTCGATGGCGGCCAGCCTGGCCGCGGCCTCGGGGGTGAGCATCGGGATCGCCGCGTCGGGGGTTCCCGCATCGGGGGCGGCCGCGTCAACGGCAACGGGGCCCGCGTCGGGGAGCCCTGCGTCGGGCAGGAGTAGCACCAGCACCAGCACCCACACGGTCAATTCCTCAGTAGCGTGAGGGCGGTATCGAGGCGCGCGCCCACGCCGGCAAGCTGCGTTTTCGCCGCCTGCACCGCGTCGGTGGTCTTCGATACGTCGTCGTCGAGTCGGGCGTTCTCCGCGGTCAATCGGCGGTTCTCCTGCTCCAGATCGTGAACGCGGAGCTCGGTCCACGCGGCCCAGGCGATCACGAACGGCACCAGCCGGGTAGTCCAGTCGCGGAGCATGGCCCGCCAGTCGAACACACAGCGGGCACATCCTGAAAGCTCAGGTGCTAGTCAATCGCGCTCAGGTCATCCGTCTGCTCGACATTAGGGCACGCCCGCTCCGCCGGGCACTCGTCGGGTAGAGGCGAGGACAAGCTCTGGATGAACACCGGGCCGCCATCCCACGGGCCCGTGGGCGGCGCCGAAGTGGCAGGAAGCCCGTAGGAAACAGCCGCCAGAGGTGTCAAGGGCATGGACAGGGGCGGCGTGAAGGCCTGGGGCGTCTCCTGGGGCCCGCCGCTCACGCCGCACCCCGAGCGCGGCGAGGCGCGGCTTCGATGTGAACGTGCTCGGGGGCGAACGCCTCCCACCCGTCGCCGGTGTGCTGCCCGTTGCGCGCGTTTGCCAGGTCGAACCGTAGCGGCATGATCGTTGGGTCGTTTTTGTGAGCCGCAAGGGCCCGAAGCGAGGGCAGGGCCGCCACCGCCGTCGCCAGTTCAAGGCCCCCGAACCGCGAAGCGTGGGCATATGTCGCCATCGCGCGCTCCGCGGCGTTCGCGGGGACCTCGCCGGCACGCTCGCCCATCGCGAGCATGTTTCGGGCGTGGGCCATGTTCGCCGCGTGCGCCTTGTCTCTTGCCTGGGGCGACATAGCCGCAGCGCGGCGGGCAATTCCTCGGAGGGCGGCGGGGGTCACCCGGTCGGCGTGGGCGATGATCGCCTTGGCCTCGGCTCGCGACGACCTGGCGGCTTCGGCCCGCCACGCCGCGTCACGCGCTCGAATCCTCGCCGGCTCGGCGGCGGCCCGCTCGTCGGCCGCCGCGTGGGCGGCGGCGTTGTGCTCTTGGATGAGATCCTCGGCGTGTTTCATCGGGTCGGCGTGGCGATGGATGGCGCGAATGTCCTTCATGTATCGGGCCATCCGTTGCGCGCCATGCAACGCCCCCGACTGGTCGGCTGCGTCCCGGTCGTGAAAGACCCATACCCCCCGTATCCCGTCTCCGCGTGCTTCTCTGGCTGGAAGCCACTCGCGCGCACGCCGGCCTCGTTGACGGTCACATGATACCCAGACGCCATCCTCGACGTGTCCACGGCCGCCTTGGCGCCGCGCTTCACGTCTTGCAAGCGCCGGCCGATCATGTGCGACGGGCCCGCCTCAATCTTCCCGCCAGCCCCGAACTTGATCCGAACGACGTTCGGCATGGTGCGCCACCCCGTATCGCCCTTGGCGAGCGCCAGGAGGCGGTCAGCGCGCGCCAAGGGTCGCATGAGCGCGGGCGGGTAGGCCTTCGCCAGCGGCACGCCGGGCGCTTTCGATTGCGCGGTGTGGAAGTGCCCGTGAGGCACGGGGCGAACGCCGGTTGACTTCATGGCCTCGACGGCGCGCTTTCGCGCGTAGTTGTCCATCCCGGTGAGGGCCTCGTGATAGTCCCGCTCGACGCCTTCGGCCGGGAGGCCGCCGCGCTCGAAGGTGTAGCCGTTGCGGTAGGCCTTCCGGTGCGCGTCGCTGTTCGCCACCCGCATCGCGTGGTTCGCGGTGCCCTGCTCGGGCTCGTGCAGATCGCCGGCCGGGGTCGTCGGGTCGTGCATGATCGCCCGCCACTTGCCCAGGTGCTTTTCGGCGTCGTGCATGACCTGGGCGCGGTCGGCCACACGGGCCGACCTGTTGTGCCCGACGACGTGGCCGTAGTTCCCCGCGCGGTGCTGTTCCGGCCGATCTGCGTTGTCCGCGACGGCCTTCGCTCGGGCCTTCGCATAGCCGCCCTCGTGGCGTGCGAGGACGCCTGGCCCGCCGTGGATCTCGCCGCCGATCACCTGCGTATTGCCGCTCATGCCCGAGCGGAGCTTGTGTGCGAGCTCGCGCATGTAGGTCGCGTCGTTGTGCCGCTCCAGCCCGAGGGGGTTCGTGCCGCGCGGGTGCGCCTCGCGCCATGCGTCGGAGTGCGCCACTCCGCGCTCTTTGAAGTCGCGCGCGTCAAGGGCCCCGTGCAGGTGCTCGGGCACCTCATATTGGGCGTTGTCGACGTGCCGGGCGAGGTGGTCGAGGTCGGCCGCGATGGCCAGGTGGGCGTCCGTCGGGGCCCCGGCGGCCTTGCGGGTCTTCCGCACGTCCTCGGCGTAGGCGAGGGCGTCCCGCTTGCGGTCAATGGCGCTGTCCGCGTGCCGCGTGTGCGTCCCGTCGTGGTGGTGCTCGACGACGTGCCACGAGGGCGTCTTTCCATCCCAGCCGGTCGTTCGTACCACCGACACCCGCTCGGCGTGGTGGTCGATGCGGGCGTCCCGCCCGTAGTCCGCCGCGTAGGCCTCCGCGGCGGCCTTCGGCCGACTGGTCCGCTTCGGGGCCGGGGCTCGCGTCGCGCCGATCTTCGCCAGGTGTTCGCCGGCGAGCTTCTGCCGGCCTTCCGTCCGACGGTCGCTGGCGTCGTTTCGCGCCTTGCGCGCGGCCTTGATCGCCTCTCGGGCCGTGTTGAGGGCGGCCACGGTGCGCGGCGCTGGGGCCTCGCTCGAAGGCGCCCAGGTGCCCGCCTTCTGCCGGCGCTCCACCTCGGCGCTGGCGGCCTCCATGCCGAAACCGTAGGGCGAGAGGCCGGGGGAGCCCTGCGACTGTAGCCCCCCGTGCTGGGCGTGCCCGGCCGAGAGCTCGGACAGGTCGTCGTCGGTCGCCGACGAGATCACCGCGGCGAGGCCTTCGGCGTGGGGCATCCCGAGTTCGCGGTGGCCGCGCAGGCGGCCCCCGACTCGGGCGTTGCGAGAGCCCACCGTCTTGACCTCGTTGGTGTCGTTGCGGTGCTTCACGACTTCGCCCACCTCGGGCGCGCTGTCGCGCCATGCGCCGCCGTTGGTCAGGTGGTTATAGAGCGCCGTCAGCCGGGAGGCCGCCGACCCGGTGGCGCGCTGGTGGGCGCGCTGGGCCTTCTCGTGTGCGCGGTGGCGCTCCATGATCTTCGGGAGGGCCGCGCGCTCGGTCTCCATTCCATGATGCTTCCACCCCGCCTGGCGCCGGCCGCCCCAGGTGTTGAAGCCGCGGCGCGTGGCTTTCGCGTGGGTCTCCCGCACCTTCGCGGGGTCCTGCCAGCGGTGGCCGGCCTCGAAGGCCTCGACCTCGTGCCGGACCTTGGCGTCTCGCCGCGCGTCAAACTTCTCGCTGGGCTTGAGCTCGCCGTCCTCGATGGCTTGGATCTCGGCCGCGTGCCGGGCCGTCATGGCCGGCTCGGTCTCGTCGCGGGTCGGCTGGATCGTCGCAGGGGGAGCCGGGGGGGCTTCGGCCCTCACCAGCCCCAACTTCGAGGCCTGGCGCCTGGCGATCTCCCGGTTGCGGTCGGCGTTGCGGATCGCCTGTAGGCGCCCGAGCTCGGCCGCGGCGGCCTTGCCGGCGTCGTAGGGGAACCGATGCTCGCCCTCCAGCTTGCGGCCGTGGACGGTGGCCGAGTGCGTGCCGTTGGGGTTCTGCGTGATCACCACGCGGGCGACCTTGCCCTCGGTTCCGGTCAGGGCGTCCCGCTTGCGGCGCCAGCCCTCGCCGGCGCCCTCGGCCGCGTCGAAGCCGTCGGGTTTCGTTCGCTTCTTCGCCCGATCTGCCCTGGCGCGGCGCTTCCCGTCCGCGTCGGGCGTCGTCGTCGGGACCGCACCGTCACCGGCGCCCCAGGCCGCGACGAATTGCCGGGCGTGTTCGGGGTCGCGGAACGTGAAGCCCTGGCCGCGCAGGTAATAGCCCTTCTGCTCCCGCGCGGCGTCCTTCATGGCCGTGAACTGCGCGTCGGGGATGCTCCCCGCGTGGGGCACGCTCCAGACGGTGTTTCCGCGCTTCTTCGTCACGCTCTCGCGGGTCTCGCCGGTGAAAGCGACGGGGGCAGAAAAGCCGGCCGGACGCTGGGCCGCCGGTTGGGGAGAGGGCTTGTCAGCGTCCGACCGGCCCGAGTCGCTTTGCGGGGGCTTCACCGGGGGCTTCACCGGGGGCTTCACCGGGGGCTTCACCGGGGGGACCTCGGGCGCCTTCGTGCGCTTGAGGGCCGCGGCGTCGGCGGCGGCCTTGCGCTGGGCGAGCTCGGCCGGGGAGAGGACCGCGCCCCCCGAGCTCGCCGCCAGCCGGACCCGCTGCTTTGTGTCGGGGTCGGCGTTGCTGTTGAGCGCCAGCGAGCGGAGCGCGCGGGCCCGGCGGTCGGCCGCCTGGGCCCCGTCGAAGGTGATCCGCTGGTCGGCGTGGGGGATGAGGTCGTCGGCGGACACCGAGGACGGCCCCGAGCCCCGCATCCCGCCCGAGAGGGCGGACAAGTTGTAGCGGGGCGGGCTGGACCCCACCTGCTCGGAGCTCACCACGACGTAGCGCCGGCGGTTGGATCCGATGGTGACCACCTGGCCGACGTGGCGCGTGGTGCCGGCGCCCTCGCGCCTTGCGGCCTCGGCTGCGGCCTTGTCGGCGTGCTTCCTGGCCACGCTGCCCGGCGCGAGGCCCTCGCCGGGGGTGAAGATCCCCGACGCTTCTTCGAGGTCCCGCACGGTGGAATCACGACTGCCGCTGGAAACACTCGTGATAATGCGGTGCTCGTCGCGCAGCTTCCCCTCGGCCTCAGAGGTGCCGTTGATGCTGAGCCACCCGTAGCCGGTCCCCTTCCCCCCGGTCACGCTCCACTGGCCGTCGGGGTAGAGCTTCTGCAACGCGGCCTTGAGCCGCTTGGACGCCTCGGTGCGGTCGGCGGGCTTGTGCCACCCCGCGTGCTTCCGGTCCTGCTCGGCCTTCTCTGCCGCTGCCACCTTGTCGGCGGCCTCCCGGTGGGCCACCGCTTGCCGCTTGCCTTCCTCGATAGCCTCGGGGCTCCTGTCGCCGCTCGGGTTCTCGTCCTCCCAATGGAAGCGGGCGCCGGCGTTATCCCAGCCCCGCACCCCGATCCGCTCGACGTTGCCTTCGGTGCCGTCGTCCCACTTCACCCGGTAGTGACCGGGGAACGCGGCGATCACCTCGCCGTTGCGCGGGCTGTTGGCCCGGTCGCCGGTGTAGTGGATGCGGTGCCCCGGCTTGCCGTCTCGCAGGCCTGCGCGCTGCTTCGCCGCCGCGTCTCGCATCCAGGCTTCGGCCTTCTCCTGCTTCGTCTTCCGGCCGCCCAGGCCGCCCAGGCGCACCACGTTGGACGCGGAGAGCTCGCGCGCCTTCGTCGTGAGGGCGGCCGCGAGGGCCTGCGCCGTTTCCTCGGAGGGCTCTTGCCCGACCATGTTCGCCAGGTGCTCGGCGGCGATGGCCAGGAGCTCGGCGCGCTTCGCGTGCCCCTTCATGCCGGGGAGCAGTTGCGAGACGAGTTTGTCGGCCAGCGGGGCGAGTAGGGCCGGGTCGGGTCGGGTCGACTCGGGCTCGGGCTTCGGCTCGGGCTTCGGGAACTGCACCACGTTGTCGGGCTCGTCGGGCTTCCCGGTCCCCCGGCGCTTGAGCGCCGAGGCCTCGGCCGCGGCGCGGCGCTGGGCGAGCTCGTCGGTGGTGAGCTCGCCGTCGGGCCCGCGCTTGGCCTTGTCCTCGGCCGCGGCGAGGGCCGCGCGGAGGTGGCCTTCCTGCTCGACTAGCTGCCCCATCTTGAGGTCGTAGGCGGCACGGGCGCCGGTGGAGACGCTGCCCGCCTTCGTTCGCCGGTACATGCGGTCGGAGACCTGTTGACGTTTCCGCTCGTGTGCTTCGAGGGCTCGGCGGGCCGCGTGGACTTCGGGGTGCTCGACTGTGAGTGCGTCCGCGGCCTTCGAGGCCTCGAAGGCGCCCGCGGAGGCCTCGGTGTCACCGATGGCTCGGCTATGCGCCTCGCGCGCCTTCTCGTGGGCCAGGCTGGCCGCGCGGTGCTTCTTGTGCTCGGGGGTGCCGGGCGTGGCCTTGCTGGCCTCGTCGTGGTGGTGGCGAGCTCGCTCCGCGTGACGCCCGTATTCGCCGGCGTGATCGGGCGCGGCCGTGTCGGTGAGTTCGTTGGCGAGGTCGTGGTGCCCGTACTTCTTCGCGTGCGCCGCCAGGCGGGCTTTCTGCTTCGCGCTGGCGCCGTACTTCTTCGCCGCCTTCACGTCTCGCGCGGTGCGCTCGCGGTGCGCCGCGAATAGCTCCGCGTGCTGGCGCTTGATCATGGTTTGAACGGTGGTCTTCTTGACCTTGGCCTCGTGTCCCGTCTCGTCGTGCCGGATGGTCACCCACCCGCCGTCTTCCTTCGTCACCTCGTAGTGGCCGGCCTTGCCCTCGTGCTCAACCTTGAACTTCGCGCCGAGGTGGATCTCTGCGTGGTGCGCGGCACCGTGGCCCCCCGTCACGTCGTAGAAGTACCGCCATTTCCCGTTCGCGCCCTTCACCCGCCGGACGTACTTGTGGCCGGCGCCCTTCACGAGCTCGCCCGACTGGCGGGCCCACAGGAGCACGCCGGCGGCCTCGGGGATCTCGTCGAGGTGGCCGCGCACGCGCCCCAGGAGGGCCGCGGCTCGCGTGATCAGGTCCGTGCTCATGCTGCCCCCTTGGCCTTGGCCAGTAGTCCGTCAGCCGCGGCCACCTGCCCGCGGCCGCGCCGTCGTGGATGCACGTCGGGCGCTCCATGCTCGTGATAGTCGAGCCCGTGGAAGCGCGCCGCCGCGGCGGCGCCGGCCGTGCCTGGATAGGCGTCGGCTGGCCCGAGGCGCCCAACGTAGTAGCTGAAACCCTCGGTGTCGATTTCGACGTGGTGCTTTCGCAGGAGCTCGGAGAGGGCCGCCTTGTCCAGCCTGCGCGTCCCCCCCGTCTCGTCGTGGCGGATCTCCACGATGTCGCCGGACTCGCTCACGATCTCGAAGTGACCGCCGCCGCCGGCGAACTTCGCGCCGACGTGGAACTCGTCAGCGTGCCCGAGGCCGCGGCCGCCGCTCACCTTGTAGAAGTACCGCCATTTCCCGTTCGCCCCCTTCACGCGGCGAAGGTACTTGTGGCCGGCCCCTTTGCGGAGGTCGCGCGCCTGGGCCATCCACACGACTCGGCCGATGAAGCCGGGGATCTCCACCTCCCGCGCCACCTTGGCCGCGAGGGCCTCCGCGCCGGCGTAGTAGGCCGCTTTCCGCAGGTGATCGGGCTCGGTGCGCCCCCGTGGGTTGCGCCGGCGCATGTGGGCGATGTAGCGCGCGGCCGATTGCATGGCCGCGGCGAGCTTGGGCCCGGCCAGGCCGGCGTCTCGGTAGGCGCCGCGGAGGTCGGCCAGGGTTTCGCGCGTCGGGGCCTCAAGGGCGGCCCTCGCGCCGGCCCGGTCGCTTCCCCGTAGCGGGGAGAGGACGGTCGACAACGGAACGGGAGGCGGGCCGCCGTCGCCGAGGCCTGGAAAGATGCCGCGGGCGTCGGGCGTCGCGTCCTCGGTCACACGCACGGGATGGTCGAGGGGTAGCGGCCGCATAGGTCCTCCGGTGGCCGCATCCTATCAGATGGGCACCGGGGGCGGGACCGCGACACGACCCGAGTGCGGCCCCGTCCCCGGCGTCCGGTTGGGGACCTGCACCCTACCGTTTCCGGCCCACTTCGCCAAACGCCTCTACGATGGCGCGCTCCTTTCGGACGGCCACCGAGCCGGCGCCTACGAACCAGTCGCGCCAGGTGTCCTCAAGGTCAGTCGCGACGGACGGGTCCTCGTAGTTGCTCAGGTGGTCTGCGCCGGGGATCGGGGCCTGCATCCACTCGTCGGGGTCGTCTCGCCACAGCTTCGCGTCGGCGCGTAGGGTCTTGAGCTCGGCCCTCGCTCGGGCCAGCGGCTCGGGCACGGGCTTTCTGGCGCCGTGCTCGGCGCGCAGGTCTCGGATCGTCTTCGTGAGCCGGGCCACGTCCCGCCCGCGCCAGGTAGCCCACAGCCGCCGGCGGCTGGCCTCCGTCGTCCACTCGCTCGGCTCGGCGGCGTGGTCGGTGTAGTCGGGGAGCTCGGGGTCGTCTGCGCGGAACGCGGAGGCCTCGATAGCCTCCCGCACCCTGTCTTGCGCGGCGGTGAGCGCGCGGGCCTTGGGCTTGCCGTCCGGCGTGGTGCCGTCGCGACCCACGGCCGCGGTGATCTTCACGCTGTCGAGGGTGAGCGCCGTGCCGGGGGCCACCCGGTCGAACATGGCGCGGATCGCCGGGTAGGCCTTCGAGTCGGGCCCCACCCCGAGCAGGTGAACGCGGCCGGGCTTCGCCTCGCGCACAAAGTCTTCGAGCTCGTCGAGGGTGGTCGCGTCCTTTTTCATGGGGATTGCCCAGATGAGGGCGTCCGGCTTCATCCCGAGGCGCTTCGCGGCCACCTGGGCGAAGTCCGGCATGGCTAGTTGGCCCTTCTGCATCGGCACCATGACGTGCGCGCCGAGCTTGGCGATCTCGCGCACCTGGGGCGCGTACCTGGCCAGCCGTTCGAGGGTCTCCGACTGGTGCGCCACCTTGTCGGGCGCGACGGCGTACATTTGCCCGCCGAGGACCTGGGCGAGCTCGTGATAGCGGCCCAGCCGCTTTTGCCACTCGTCGTCTGTGATCGGCTTCACCACGAACGGCGCCCCGATGGGCAGGTCCGGCCGCGGCGGGCCCTTCTGCCCCTTCTTCGGGACATTGAAGTCGATTTCACCGAAGGCGCCAGAGTCCACGAAGACCTTGCGGCCGGTCCCCGCAAGTTGCTTGAGCTCGTGGACGTTGCGGTCATTGAGCCGGTCGGCGGCAACGCCGGGGTTGATCCCGAGGCGGTGGAAGCCTCGGATCTCGCCTTCGTGGTTCGAGCCGCTGGCGAAGTAGTCGTCGAGGGCGACGTTTGCCCGCTCGGCCGCAAACAGGGTCGCCAGTTGCTCGGGGTGCTCACGCCGCGCGTTCATGGCGTTGAGCAGGTCCCAGCGGGCCGGCATGGCCGCCGGGCCGGCCTCCCACCGCAGTTTCGGGAGCTTCGCCGCGTCGTTCTCGTCGACCTGGCCGCCGGCCCTGCGGGCGCCCTTGCGCCCCTTCGTGAGCTCGACGGGGCGCAGGCCCACGTCGCGGAGGGCCCGGTAGGTGGTGCCGTTCTCGCTGGCCAGTTGATAGGTGATCACGAGGTGGGGGGCGGTCGGGTCGCCGCGCTTCGCCTTCTCACCGAGGGCGACCACGCGCCGGGCCAGCATGGACGCGGCGCCCTTCGCGCTGCCGTCGCTGGCAACGCGGGTGAGCTCCAACACGTTGTGGCCGGGCAGGATGCGCCCCGTGTCGAGTTCGCGCGGGTGGTCTCGCCAGGCGCGCGCCGTCGGGGTGTTCGCGGTGGCTACGGCGACGAGCCGCCCCCGCGGGTCACGCACGCCCAGGGTGAAAACCACCCCGCGATGGTTCCACTTCGGCATGGCGGAATGATGCTTCGTGATGAACCGGCGGGCTTCGTCCTTCGACACCATCGACAAGCGCAGGCCGTCGGGCGGCGTTTCGAGCTCGTCGGCCATGACCTCGTGAAGAAAGCCCTCGGCCCACTCGGGCACGCCGTCGGGGTGGTCGTCCTCGTCGGGCGTCCAGTCGTCGATGTGCTCGACCACGCGCCGGTAGACCTTCGCGGCAAACTCGGGCGTCCAGTCGGGCCGGCCGAACCACGACGGGAGTTCTTCGGGCTCGACCTCAAGCCACGACTCGCCGTCTTCGTCCTCCATTTCGACCGGATAGCCGGCGTAGTCGGTGAGCGTCTCACCGAGGGCCTTCGCGGCGGCCGCCTCGAAGTGCCAGCCGTCGGAGCTCTGGCGCAGGTGCAGGATGCGCCGCACGGCGTCGGCCGCGGAGTCGTGGCGCACCTCCCAATCGGCCCACGATAGGCCCAGGTGCGATAGGCGGCCGTGCCACTCGGGCCGGCCTGGCGACTCCCGGTTGGCCTGCTCTGCCAACGTCTCATGTTGCGCCTTGAGCTCCTGGGCCTGGGCCTGGAGCCACTGTTCTTGGTGCGTGAGCCCCACGCCTTCGAGGGGCTGCACCACCTCGACGGGGAGCCCTTCGAGGGCCTCCCGAACGGCCTTCACATAGTCGGCGCCGGCGATGATCTCGATGCGCCGGGGCGTGTCGGGCCGTTCCCCTCGGTAGAGCTTCCCGATCAAGGCGCCGCGCACGCGCTTGAGCCACTTCGCCCGCGCTGGCCCCTTGAGGTCTTTCACCTGGGCGTCGTACCGCTTCGTTTGCCGGTCAGGGTCCACCACGCCCAGGCCGGCCGACACGACCGCCCAGGGGGGGCCCTCGACGAGCTCGCGGGCTTCGGCGTAGTCCCGCCGGCGGTTCCATGTGCGGGAGCGGTACAGGTCGCGCACGGGCACCCGTTCGTCGTGCGCCGCCTTCGTCTTGACGCACCCGACGAGCAGGAGATCCGGCGCCTCGGTGCGCGGGATGCCCTCGGGGCTTCGGGTCCGTTGCTTCGGCTTCACGAGGTCTTCGTGGCCGTGGCGGCGGGCCTCATCTTCGAGCCGGGCCACCTGGCGCCGACTGGCGCCGTGCTTCTTCGCCGCGGTGAGGTCCCGCGAGAGCCGGCCGCGGTGCGCGTCGATGGCCTCCGCGTGGTGGTCTCGGAACATGGCTTCGAGGGCCGCCCGCGTCACCGTGACGAGCTCGCCGGACTCGTCGTGCCGCACCGTCACCCGGTCGCCGCTGAGCTCCACCACCTCGAAGTGCCCCGCCTGGCCGTCGTGGTCGATCTGGAACTTCTCGCCCGCGTAGAGCTCGGCGCGGAGGCCGCGGGCCGCGCTGGCCGCCCGGTAGTAGTAGCGCCATTTGGGCGGGGGGTTCGGGTTCCGCTCGCGGCGGACGTACTTGTGCCCGGCGCCCTTGGCCAGCGTCGCCGACTGGCGCCGCCAGAGGGCCGCACCGACACGGGCGGGCACGGGGAGCCACTCGGCCGCGGAGAGGGCCTCGCGGGCCGAGCGGAGCAGGTCACGGGCCGTCATGCCGGGTCTGCCGGGTCGAACAGGTCGCCGCTGCCCATCGGGTCAGGCCGACAGCGCGGCAGCCTCTCGATGTCGCCGAGGCTGATGCTCGTGCTCACCGCGCACGCCAGTAGACGTCGGCGTGATGGTCGCGGCCTGTGCCCGTGCGCTGGTCGCGCCAGTCGTACTCACCGAGGGTCCCGATTTGGCTCGGCTGCTTGAGCCCGGCCGGAATGGACGAGTCGCCGCTGAATTTGTAGTAGATCGCGGTCCCGTTGCCGGGTGTCCCGCTGTAGGGGTGGAACTTGACCACGATCTCGTCAGCCGCCTCGACGGTGACCGTCCACGTCCCACCCGAGCATGGGAACGACCGCGACCCCGGCGTGAACTGGCACTGGAGCACGACCCCGTTGACCGTCAGCGCCGCTCCTGCGGGCTCGTTCTGCCAGTAGACGTTCAGCGCGAGGATGGGCTTGGCGTCGCCGTTGCGAATCACCCCGAACGCGCGATTGATGTACCACGGCGAGGCGCACACGCCACCGTCAGCCTGCGCGCACGGCATCGGCACGTCGGAGTCGGTGTCGCACATCGTCGCGCCGCCGAGCGGCAAGCAGAGCACCAGCAGCAGCCCGACCAGAAAGGACCTCATCATCATCTCCCCAGCGGGCTCAGCCCGCGTGTCAATCGAACAGGTCAGGCGTCACGACGGTGAGCACGCCCGCCAGCCGCAGCGCCTCGTCGACCTTGCGGCGCAGGCTCGGCTCAAGGTCGAGCCCCTCGCCGAGCAACCAGACGCGGGCGTGCTCACCGTGCGCCGCGAGCAGGTCTGCCGCGAGCTTGAGGTGTCGCCATCGAGGCGACGAGCCGCGAGCCCACCCGGCGAGGGCGGCGCGGTACTCGTCGACGCTCGGCACGGGCTCAGTCGCGATGTCGTCGTCGCGCGCGGCCTCGATGCGACCGACGTACTCTCGGCGGCGGC